ATGGCGAACACTATTATAGTAACCACGAAGATTTCACGTGATCATACTAAGGTATGGCATTACTTTGAATGGGGAAAAAAATCAGGTCAACGAAAGGCGACTGGGATCTTTACCTGGGCAAAGCCTAAAGATAACTCTCAAAAAGCCTACAATAAGGAGGCATTAGTTATATTAGAAACAAGGCGATCCCAATTAGTAATTGAAAAGCAGGCAATAGCCACTGGGTATTTACCATCACACAAGAAAAAGGACAACTTTTTTGACTATTACCAGGAATATGTAAAAAATAACGAAAGGGTTGGTAACAGAAGTTTATCTGCTAGTTTGGCAGCATTTATAGCCTTTTGGGGCAAGGAAAGAATTTCACCGATGGATATTACAGAAAATTTGTGTGAGAGGTTCCGCGCTTACCTATTAGATAACCTTAAGGGAGAGACTCCTGGAGATTACTTTATGCGTTTTAAAAGAGTAATCAAAGCAGCTACGAAAGAAGGATATTTTAGGGTAAACCCATGTGAGGATGTAAAAGTAAAAGTGCATCCAAGCTCTCAAAAAGATATTTTGGAAGCCGAAGAATATATTAAGCTAATGCAGACGCCATGTAGTAATGATGCGGTTCGCAGAGCGGCGATATTTTCCCTTTATACTGGATTTAGATGGTGTGATGTTGAGCCCTTAGTTTGGGCCGACATAACCTCAAAAGGAGTAAAAAAGATTCAGAATAAAACAAAAGTAAAAGTAGAGGTGCCTCTTCATGAAATAGCAAAAAAGATTGTTAATGAACCCGGGAAGCCTAATGAAAGGGTATTTAATTTGCCTACTCAAGATGGAGCGAATAAAGTCTTAAAAGCGTGGGTAAGGTCAGCAGGAATTGATAAGCATGTTACCTGGCACTCCCTTCGGCACTCAATGTCGGTTCTTTTACAAGATGCTGGCGTTGCCGTTGCCACAGTGGCCGGGTTGTTAGGACACACTTCGTCAAAATACGTTCATAAGACCTATCAACGATATCGTAGAGATGCTGGAGAAGATGCTATCAAGAAACTACCAGGATCATAATCCCAATAAATTTATAAATTATGTGAACGACTAAATTTTGAAATCCATTAATTCAGTGAGAGTAATATCCAAGCCACGTGCAATCGCTACGAGGTAGGTAAGTCCGGGATTTACTCTTCCCCTTTCTATTTTGCCAATGTAACCCGGATCCAAATCCGCTGCGTGAGAAAGATCAACCTGTGACCAATCCCTTTCATCTCGAAGTGACTTAAGGTGCTTTCCAAATGCTTCTCTTATATGTTGTTCATCCTTTAACATGGAAAGGCGAACATATATAATATCTACATAATAATATATATACGATAGTACAGGTATAATTGTATAGGTACGATTGTACTTATTTTTGAGTATATTGCATCAATAATTGCCGTTATGAACTACTTTACCTCAGAACAAATCACTAAGGAGCTTCAGGAGTTGCATATTCCACAGAAATTTCACAATCTCTGCATGCCAATATGGAATGCTGTTCATCAATCCTTTAACTACTGCCTTCCCAAAACAAGAGTTTATTTCAGGGCTTTTATTGACACTGTTGAAGGATGAAGGTTGGTGGCATGGTATATCATATAAGATTTAAGAGAGGGGAGGAAGTCTTTAATATAAGGATATGGAAAATCCCATATGAGCAGCGTGCTATTGTTAGGGTAGGTCAGAAGGAAGCAATTTTTAAATTCACAAAAGAGGGAGCCGAACAGATAGACGGTGAAAAGTTTCCAACTGAAATGGAGGATACTATTAAATCAGCTATAATGAAGTATCTATTTAATAGCCGCATTCACAAATAAACTATTTCTCTTATTGATAGGATATACATTGTGTAGGGTAATAACGGGGTGCATCCCCGAAGCGCATAACAATAAACAATTAAAAGAATTCTGGCCTGTCTAGGCTGGAAAAAATTATCACGATACTTCTTATACAATCACGGGTTCGTTCCATGGCACAGGTAGCGCCTGGTTCACAGAGGGTAGCCTGGCATTTAGCCAGGCTTTTTTTTATTGTGGTCACATAAAAAAGCCGGGTAAACACCCGGCTCGTTATCACAGCAACCAAAATCTGAATTATAAAAAAATCTTTTCTGCCTGCCGGTACATAGATAGAAAGTCGTTTGTTTCCTTCTCCGTCGGCATATAATCCTTGCTACCCTTTACCCAGCCTCGCTGGTAACCAATGGCAAGATCTTCAGGGCTAACTATAGCCATTTTGAGACCGATACTTTTAACTACCAGGGTTCCGCCAATATAGAGGCCACGAGCCAGAACACGATCGATCAGGAAGGAGACACTATCTTTATAGCTAGAGAATGCAAGGAATGTACGCATTTTGCCAGTGCCGTTTTCGGCCTTATATACAACACCACTAATACGGTTATCGAATTTCTCCGGCCACCGGCCAGAATCAGCTTGCGCCCCAACGTAGTTATTATTGATTCCTTTTGACCCATTAGCTGATTCATTCCTGAATACAATATAGGATGCACGTTTTACTTCCGTCATAGTATCGGATTGCCTAATTTCCGGTATTACAAGACCCATTTCAACCATTGTTTTCTGGTATTTCAATACCGGTTTTTCCGGGTAACTATTTGTTGCCATAGATTAGAATTTAACGAGTGAATAATGGATAGAAATACCGGCAGATGGTGCCCATTTAACACCGTTCCAACCATATCCCAGGTAAGGACCTATTCCAACCCTTTGGGGGTTTTCTGAGGTGATCCGGATGGCTGTTATACCGGCAATATGTACTGCGGGATTAAGACTGTAACCATCCAGGTAAGTATCTTTTTTGAATAGCCCTGTACGTTTCTGATAGGTAGTGAAAATAATACTGTCTTTTACCAGGTAAGAAATTGTAGGTGTTCGGCTAATTTCTCCGTGCAGCTTTAACCAGTCATCTTGGTAGGATAACCTGAAGGTAACCGCACTATCGAGGCTGGGGAGGGTGTCAACAGCTGGTATAATGGTGCCGGCTGCCACCGTACTCAAGGTAGTTATTGCCTGAATATCTTTGTCTTTGATATCAGTACGCTTCTTTATACTATCCATAGTTGCTCCATAGTGTGCCTGTACAGCCGCCAGGTCTGCTTCAATGACTTCCCGGGTAGCATGCTCAGTATAGTACAAATCACGATAGTAGCAGGTACTATCTTGTTTTATCTGCTCGATTTTATCACTCCTGGAATTACTGCTTTTGTTTTGTAAATAGGATTTTACCAAAAGAACAGTGATAAGAAACAATAGGGGGATGATCCCCCATTTAATAATTTTTTGCATCTCTCTGGATTTGCAGGTCTGTAACCTTTTGTTCAAGAATACTTACACGCACCTTCATTTCTGTCCATTGCGCCTCCGTCATGGCCCGAAAGGATTTTTGCTCTTCTTCTGACTTGTCCTGCTTCGCCTCCATGCGCTGCTGAGCATTCACTAATGTTCTGATATCACCCTTCATAATGAGTATAAAGGAGGTGGCAGTTATCACCTGGCCAATGATCATCAATACATCGCGAGTGCTGAATTTTAAACTATCCCAGTTCATCAGTTTTGTTTTCGGTGGTGATTACGGTTTTTTCTGCAGGTGGTATTGAAATATTGCCATCCGCTTTTTTTACTTGGTTTGGGTTACCTCCAATCAGGTATGAAGAAGAATTACCGAAGATGTTAAGCAAGAAACCAAAGGCTATGTCTACGAACCGTGCGTTTTTTTCCGGTATAGTAAGGAAAGTCACAGCTACAACATAGAGTAGTATTGTTGCGCTTATCCCCACGACATAGCTGAAAATCGGTTTAAAATGTATGTTCCTTTCTTCCATGGTGTATTTTTTATGGCGCCGCAGCAACCCAGTTTATATTACCCATTTCCCCAACCACGTCATTTACTGCGCCTGCAGCTGAAGTGCCCCATATTGCAAGTGTAATTGCAGATGTAAACGACAGGCCTGTGAGATTATATCTATAAATGACACCAGTATCACCCGATTGCACCATTACCCTGGCAGTACTGGAACTAGTCCGAATAATGGTTACTCTGACGAGCCACTTTCCGCCGTTGCTGGAACTTGTAATTGTAGCCACCCCGGTACCGGCAATAAATACTGTTAGGCCCTTCCCGTTAGTATTGGCGGCATAACTGCCAGACCATTCAGCGATTACCTTCTGCCCATCAGCATTGATTGTACTAGAGGGAATGTCATAACTCAATAGAGATGTATAGGTATTTGGAGATGTTGAGGTATTACCTTGATCTACATAGAAGTCTTTGAGCGGTATTGTATTTACAGTAGATGCTGCAAGAGCCCTCCAACCAGTATTGCCAGAGCCGCTTTCCTTTATATATTTGGTAGTACCAACTCCGCCATCAGTCCTATTAAACTCATCACCTACATTACCAGTAACTACACCTTCAGGGCTTCCTGTACCGGTTGTTTTCTTTGACCCGTTTATAGATAACACTCCATCAATTGCCAATTTCACACCTGGGTCAGTAGAATTATTGCCAATGCGGAGATTTCCCGTGCTGGAGTAACCCCTCATAACATTGTCAATCGATATACCAGTAGTAGGATCCCTCCTATTTAATACCCAATCACTACCTCCTGAAGATCTTTGCCAAATCCAAAGTGCAATACCCGTATCAGATTGACATTGAAACCAATTTCCTCCTGATGCAACACGACTACGATACCCGGCAGTAGCTGTTAATTGGGCAAACGTTGCATCAGCAGTAGCAATATTACTGCCAGTAGCTCCTGTCAGTACTTGCTGCAATGTGGGGATATCCAATTGCCTTATTGTAGACGTGCCATTATCTTGAATATTAGCCGTAGTGCCCGATCCAGACAAATCATTTGATACAATAACATTAGAAACATTAGTGCTAGAATTAATCAGGATCCCATATTTAGGCTTATTTGTCAGTGTTCCAACCTTCACCATATTGTTGATAATATTACAATATGATGCATTAAGCGTTAGAGTTATATTGCTATGAGTGTTATCCGCAGCTTGAGAGTTACTATGAATACTAGAGCCAAGGACACGGCAATAGTTCGCAGATACCTGAACACCATGAGTACTATTTTCATATACCTCACAGCTTGCAGTCATGGTGCAATAATCCCCGCTTAAAATAACACCTCTTTCCCCATTTCCATATACATGGCAAGCATCTAATAAACCATGCGGAGCCCCGAGAGTAACCCCATACCCGGTATTATTCCTTGCGGTTAAATTAGATATAACATATCGAGAAAGAGAAGTTCCAGAAACAGTAATACCATTAGCGTTGCCGTAGGTACCCCCTCCAATTAACTGAACATCATGAAAACAATTGGTCATTCTAATACCATCTCCGGTATTAGAATAACTATAAACGTTCATAGCAGTGAAATTACTCACAGCGTTTAGATAAAGCCCATGATCACCATTATTATTAAGATGTACATTTGTAAATTCATGTGGATCCTCAACCGCGACATATAAACCGCGTTGGCTATTATTGTGACAATGAATATTCACGCCACTAACATTGGTTGCAGAGGATACAATCCCTGATCCAGCATTACCATAACACTCTATATTGGAGAGTGCAATATTGGTAACAACAGTTCCAGCATTGGGCTCCAGATCAATCCCAGATCCAGTACCAGTTACACCAGAATGATTGGAAGATGTAATTCCGTTGAGCTTTGCACCCTTGCAGGAAACAATGGAAATACCATTACGCCTACAATTGTCAATTGTAACAGTGTCAATGAAAATATTTGCTGACTCAATACCTGCTCCGCCACCAACATATATGCCATCTCCCCATGCCTTGCTTAAGTTTGCGCCGTGTATTGCTAAATTAAAGCTGTTGGTAATTGAGATACACATTCCTGATTCTCCAGTTGTGCCTATATGGCTATCTCGATCCCCTACAATGTTTGCCCCGAAAATATTCACATTAAAAACACCATTACACCGAATGGCACTATATCCTGTCTGGTCATTGCCAGCCACAATTAAACGAGCTTTCCCGGAGAAAACGATATTGGTATTAGATTTAGGAAACAAGCAATGCTGTCTGGATGAAGTAGGAGTAACTACAAAATCTCCATCAGGAATATGAAGAGTACCACCGCCTTCGTTTCCGATTGTATCAAGCGCCGCCTGAATCTTTGAGACATTGTCTGATCCGTCAGCGAGAACGTTCCACCATCCCAGGTGAAAATTGCCATCGGCCCCCCTGCGGTAATATTCGCCTGTTGTAGTATCTTTTAAATATACCACACCATCAATATCGCTATCAGAAATAGCCGTACCATCTTTCCTAGTTGTGGCTTTAATCCATTTTAAATCTGACCCTGTATAAGGATCCCAACCCTCAACCAAAACTGGCTTATATGAACCTGATGTTTTTTTTCTCATGATGCAAAACTGTTTCCTGGTGTCCAGTTAGTGTTATCCCCCCCACTACCAGCAATCCATATCTGATTGACAGTATCCCAATTATATTGAATACTATTATATTGACCCAAGGCGGGCTTTGTGGGATCAGAAGGAGGAGTAGATATATCTGAAAGAATAGGGTATGAGAACTCTCCAGATACCTCAAGTTGATTTGGGATTTTGTATTTTTCAGATCCCATGTAAATTGGATTAGCCATTTTATTCAACTATTATTGAAATTCGTTCAGGAGCCGAAAGTGCTGGTACGAAAATTATTACTCCATAGAAAAGCCGCTTATAGTTTATCCCATTAGCAAACTGAAATACCCCTTCTCTAAATATTTTTATATTCCGGCCTATGATATTAGTATTAGAATAAATCTGCGTTCCGTCTGCTGGAGATCCTACCTCCCCTACAGTAAAATTGATAACTCTTGCCATAAAAAAAAGGCGGCGCAAGGCCGCCGTTTTGGTTTTTCTGATTATGGTGTTACTGCCACACATTCAAAGACTCCATCAGGAGTATCAAATGGACATGGCTGGTCTTGCGCTCTCCATTTTGCGGAAACGTTCCACTCGACATTATCCTCCAGGTTTTCCGTTACTGGAGCTTTTGCGTCAATACTGACAGTTTCATCGGTTATGTGTGTCTGTGATCCGGTTCTGTAAATGGCATGCCATTTACCTGTTTTGCGCTTCAGCGTGTTGTAGAAGGCGCAATTGTTTTTGTAATTTGGATCGCGAAACGCCAGAGTGAAATCCCTGCCGAGAATAGTTTCAATATCGTCACCATACCCCGAACCTGTTATTGGGTCAGGAGCGTCCAGTGTTCCAATAACTTTTGGCATTATGATGATGTTGCCAGCTATAATACCAGCAGTCCATAATGAAACATTGCTTGGGTTTGCGGCGAGTATCGCCTTATATGTTGAACTTACAAATCCAGCAGAACGAATTCTGCCTTTTTCATAATCGTTACAGTCGTCACACTGGTACTCCGGCAGTTCATCTGTGTCACATCCGGGATAATAAATTGAAGCCATTGCTTAGAATTTTAATGTGATTTTAGCATTGACAAAGGCTTATACAGCCTTTCTGATATCTTATTTCTACTCGATACCGGATTGAGAAATAAATGTATTCCGGCTTAAGAAAGAAGTTGGCCCCAGGATATTCTTGAGAGAATAACTGGCGTGAATTATGGTTAGCGCTCGTTGGGAAAATATTTACGTAGTTTGCAGATTCTATCTTTATTGAACCAGGAATATTAGAAGCAATTGCAACCTCTAAAGATTCTGGCTGAACATTCAGCTTTTTCCTATCTCCCATTACAATTAAATCCATATCCATATTATGTTGGAAATCTGAATAACCATCCCCATAACTGGAAGATTTTATTTGACTGTAGGTGGATGAAGATAGCTTGTGGTAAATAGTAAGCTGAGGTATATCATTAAAAGATATTTCTTTCACATATCCAGTTATATCAATTACAGCTGGGATTACATTTTGCACTTTACCAGAGGTAGAGGTAACTGGATATGATACTCCATAGTAAATGGCAGTAGGAAAGGCAGTAAGTTTCTGGCTTATAGCCTCATTAATATTGTTTACTATCTTATCCAAATACGCCATTGATATAATTGGTTATAATTTCCTCAGCGATTTTGAGTTCATCCTCAGACAGCTCGTAAACACCCTCATAGCGTTCTTCATTCCATTCTGCCTTGTCCATATTGACAGGGTTGTTGAAACCCAGACCATAAACATTGTTCTCAGCAATGGGTACAAAATCCTGTTCCATTTGCCGAGTCAATGATAGAATTACCTTTGGATCAGAACCTCTGTTATAATTGATACGCGGTTTGCCAACCTTATCCTCTCCAGTAAATACACCAGTTTTTTTATTAAGGCGTATAGTACGATCAGTATAAGTGCCAGCATTTTTATTCTGCCCCTTTTTAGCCCCCCTTGAGAACTTATCGGAATTCTGATAATTACCAGATCTTAACTTAAGGTATTCTGATGAGTAAGTACCGATTGGAGAGCCATTCGCCTTCTTACCTTCCTTGTGAATTCTTTTCCTTACAACGCCGGCAAGAACGAGAACAACAGGACGCATGTAATTCATCGGGTTATTCCGAAGAGACTGAAGGTCGATTACTGTCTGTTGTATACTCTGATTCATGTCACATTATACTATCCCGGTAATGAATTGGCCCATTTTGCTGTGGACAATCTTTTTCGTTTACAAGGCAATCAGATTCGCGAAGATTAATACCCTGCAGGGCCGCTTTAAATTCCTCTTCAAAGGTTACTTGATAATGATCCCGTAACTCTTTTGCTTCATCCCTATCAATTGTGGTATACCGATTGACCCTGTTAGAGTATAAGACCTCTGTCATTAACTCAATGCCCATCAGGTACCATAGAGAGGTGGCTAATAGGTCGCTGTTTTCACATGCGATACATTCAACGGTGGCCCTTTCATTTATCTGGTAGCAGTTGTTCAAACCGGCCATTAACTGAGTTCTAAATCTCATGATGGCTCGCATTTTCACGTCCTCCCAAACACCCAGATAGGTCACCTGTTCTGAATCCGCAATAGAATCAACTTTTTCAAGGGTTATCCCCGGAAGTGAATTGATGTACAATCCACTTTCCGGGGCAACGCTATTACAACCTAATATGCCTATGAGGTTATTGAAGCAGGGTAATATGGTTCCCTCAACAGCCATTAACTATTAGTTATTGTATATCTGAGAGTACCATTGTTCCCGCTCAGGCGATCTGTGCCGCAATCTGCTGAGTATGCCGCTTCATTCTGATAAGCATCTTGGGGGATGTTGAACAGGCCAAATGTTTTACTCAGAATGAGTGCATATCCTCTGCTGATAGGAATGTCACCCTCACAATCTGTAGCCAAATCCTGAGGACAATCAAAATATTTCAGCTGGGCATCGAATACCAGGCCGTCATATCCGCCATTACAGTTTGGACATTCAATAGGGAGGGGCAGGGTAAAGAAGGTAGACACACCTTTATTTCCTGCGCGGAATCCTTGATAATTGATGATATCAATAAGACCAACACTGCCATCGCTGAATACACCTACTTGGTTTGTTCCCCATGCTTGTTTTGCATACAGATCGTGGTACCAGTTGAAGCCAGAGAACCTGCTCATGTCCACACCGGCTGCATTACAACAGGAAACCAATTGCTGAATTGAGAAATTGTTCATAATTCCGCTGCCAACAATATTGATTGTTCCACAGAATTCGTTCTCCATAGCGTCTGCCAGGATCTTCGTAATACCGGTATTAAGATCGTATTGGGTTGCGTCTTTTGGAATATTCACGCTTTGTGCGGCGTTACTACCAGTAGCGACATTCCGGCCGAACTTAACGGCCTGTAATGCCAGCAAATCCTGGTTGATAGCTCCTATAAGACCGTTTGCAGAATTCATGATGTCACGCATAAATTCCTGCATCAATTCAGTTGCAGGCTGGCCAACCATAACAGTTGCGGAAGCATCTGAACAATATTGAGCCATGGTTGCATCATCAATGAAGAAGGCGATCTTACGGAAGTTGGTAGTAGCCAATTCAGATTCAAGCCAACGTGGGATGTATCCGACAGAACAGTCATCGCTTGTGGAGGTTTGAGATGGAACGATACGCTTTTTGTACTTGTATCGTACGTTACGAATGTGTCCATTACCTTCTGACAATTGGAGCAGCTCCAAAGCAGGTCTGTTTTCGAGTAACATACGAGTAAACCCAGCAGGAGTCACCTTCATGCTGGGGGTGTTACACGCCGTAATATCCTGAAGTTGAGCAAGGATTGACGGACAAAAACCATTAGGCATAATAAAAAATTAAGAAGTAAAGGATACTCCTTATGATCAGGGCTGTCGCTGCAAATCAGCCATTGAAGATGATAACATCTTTTGAAAGGATGTATTTGCAGGGCGGGGCGCATCATTTTGCGCCTGTGTGCGCGTACCTGGAGGAGTATTTGGTGACCCGGTAGGTGGAGCCGGCTTATTCACCTGAATTAGCTTGTACTTAGCAAGCACAGAGTCGAGAAACTCTGATACTGAAATCGCCTTGTTATCGGCATAGAAATCTAACGCCTCATCAGAAGCCTTAACGAGTTTTAACACACCATTTTTTTGAATCACCCTGGCGTCTTGGGCAGTCAGTTCTTGATTTACATATTTATATGCCAAGTCCTCCATTACCTCTTTGCCAAATTGTTCAATTAGCAAAGGGGCTCCAGATATCCTATTCCTTAATAGATTATCGGTGAAGTCCTTTTCGAACTTACGTTGCATGTCATTGATCTCTTTATCCTTATCTTGGATTAATCGAGCCTTCTCGCTGTTGAGGAGGTTGATTTGTTCCTGGAGCGCGGCCTTATCACCTTTTGACGCACCAGCTTTTTGTGATTCGAGATCGCGAATCTTTTTAGCCAATACAGGGATACGTTCATACGTACTTTTTACAGCAGTTATTTCTCCAACAGACTGTTCATCCAGTTGCATTTCATCCATTATACGCTGTATGTTCAAATCAACGCCATCCAATGCCGCTTTAAAAAAGTGTTTCTTGAGTTCGGGATTATTCCGAGCAGCATCTTCCGTAAATAATTTGGCTTCGAGAGCTGCGCTTAAATCATCAGGCACCTCGAAAGCATCAGAGGGGAAAGCCAATAATTGAATATTATAACCCACTTTTTTGGCCAGACTTATAATTAAATCGTTGATTTTAACAGGCATAAATAGATTTTTGATTGAAAGTTATTTACCACAACACTTGCTGCCTGTTTTAGGCTTTGGCTTTGGTTTCGTCACTTTTGCCATCATTTATTTTTTTAGAGGGTGATGTTACCTGTTTATTTACTTCAGTAGTATCTGGGTTTACAGCCGATACTAAACCAGATAGCGAATCAGCATCCTTTTCTAAAGCTGTAAATTCTTTTGCCAATAGCTTATTTACTAATTCTTGCTGCTGAAGAACAAGGTTTCTCAAACTTTCTATTTCAGAACTAGTATTTGTTGGTTGGGAAACGACATTTGGTATGTCAGGTAAGGTCATATGCGCTACTTCTTCGTCTGTTGCTGGCAGAATAGTTGCAAGATATTGGCCGGAGTTTCTTCCATTTCCAATCCTCGTATTCTGTTTTGCCCAGAATTGACGGTTAGATTTGTTGTCAGGAATGAAATTTGTTTCTCCGTCAATAATTATTTTCAAATACTTTTCAGTAGCCATGGCATATAAATTACAATACAAAAATAGATAAATTCTATAGATGTGATATTAACTATAAATTTTATCTATATATTTGTTATATAAATCTATTGTATGGCAGAAACTAAAAACGCAAATAATCTACTTCTAGTCAATGTTCCAGAGGATGTTAAAGAAATAATTGAGCAATATAAAAGACGGAAAAGATCAGAATGCGGATGCCGGATTGGAAATAGTCAGGCTATCTTCAATATGCTAAGGAAGTTGAAAATACTACAGGTACCTAAACAGTAATTCACTATTTTATTGTATCCCTCAATTTTTGCGGTACCATGCTCTCCGGAACAGGGAATATTGAATGTTGACAGTTATATCCACCAGCATAAGTAATAAAGTTGCTCACATTTGTTCCCTTTATCATCCCTTCTGGCAACCCAGTAGTTGAATTTGTTTTACAGGTCATTTCTTTATATTCCGGGAAATCGCCTTTTAATATAGCAGGTATTTCTGACTTATGAAAATATTGCTTCTCAAGCATAGCATGGCAAAAACACCTGGTTGTTTCCATGGTTGATCCTACATACTGATACCACTCAAATTGTAACCCTTCTGCAACAGTGTGACTATATTGCCTTGAGTACTGTGCAACTGATGTAACTACGGTAGTTTTTAGATAACGGCTCATAATACCCTCTCCTGAATCTCCATCAGTTAAGTTGGTTGATAAAGTCTTCATCATATCCTTGTAGCTTCCTCCGGTTGTAATGTTCTGCATTAGTATGCTTTTAATAGGAGAGAGGACACCATCTTTAAATCCAGAGCCAGCTAAATTTTCTACTACGGTATTTATGGTTTCATCCCGAATAGCTTGTAATAGAGCTGTTGGTTTGAAGTTTTCTTCAATAGCGGTAAAGTATTGATTCTGTAATGAACTGATTTGTTTAAATGTAGATGCATATTCTTTCACATTGGACTTGTAGTCTGGGTCAATTATGACTTTCTCAATTTTTCTCAAAATTTTTGATATCAGCTTCAGATTTTTAACTGAAGCTGATATCTTATCCCCTTTCGTATCAAGATCTTTCAGTAATGAAGAAAGTTCATCAAGTACCTTTTCCTGCATACCTGGTACCTTACCATTAAACCTATCAGTGGATGACTGAATGAGGTCATTAACTGAGTCAATTACATCATTTACTTCTGACATATCATGTTAATTTACTGAAATGGATTAACCCATTATACCATTGGCTGGAGAGTTATAAGCGACTACCTGATCTGCATATTTTTCGATTACTTTTCTCTTTTCATCAATTGTCAAACTGATAAAATTATCATTCTCTCGCATTGCCCTCCTAATAAACTGCTGTATGTTGCAACTTATAATATAGTCAATTATTGTAATTCCTTTCTCTGCCAGCATTGTCATCTTCTCATCTTGTGATACATTTGGGAATGGATCCATTTCCAGAATAGTTTCTAATACATATTTCACCTTCGAATCATTGTAGAATTTCTTTGCAGCATATTCAATCTGTAATTGATTTTGAATGACTGGATTAACGTTGCTACTTTTTGCTTTTGATACATCGTCAAGTAACAGAGTTGAGGATAGCAAATCAAACTTTTCCGGTACTGTGATGCTTGGAAGCATCTCTTTCCTAATGTCCTTCTGTGGTATATAATTTTTATACCTATACTCGTTAATGACATTGTAAAGCCAGTCCATATTCCTTACAATATCCTCAGCAACTGAATGGACGAAATTATTGAGCTCATCTTTATCGACCTCTTTTGCAGTTCCAGATTGATTTAAAGGTGCTTGAGCGAGAAATTCCATGTTTACCGCAGATAGCGCTTGATATAACTGTTTATCTACCAAACCATCGATCTTTTCTACCATCAATGCCACATCCGTTTTCTGTATGTATCCTGCTGGAGGAGTAGGCATTGTGGCCTGCTCCATGTTAGTTTGTGGTCTAAGTACCATGTTCTTATAAGGTGATGTTGGTACATATCCTACACCATCACAATCAGAACATTGTGTGAAAGATCCGTTGCCAATATTATCAACCTTGCCAAGTCCACTACATCTCCGACATTCTGTCTGAGAATAAAGCCATTTTTCCGAGTGAACATGTTGTACTATTTCTGCCTGTAAATCACTATAAATACGAGCTGCCTCCTTCAGCCTGGGAACCATGCCTTGTATCCTAGATTTATACAGAAATATGCTGTCATAAGCACGAAAGAATACCCCTCCAAGTCTTTTAAATGGAGCGAATCCAAGTTCGTGAGTATATGTCCATTCAATACGCATGGATTTGTCTAAATCAACCTGTACCCAGCGCTGTATAATTTGCGTATCTATTACATACAATACGCAACCTTCTCTTACTACCTGATCCTTATCTTGATAGAAATAAGAATCGGAAGATCTCACAACCACAAAATCATCAGTTGCGAAATCAATGATCTGATCGGAGTGGAATATATATGAAAAAGGTCTTATAAACTCCGAAGGGCCAGGTTCCATGTTTAATGGCCATACTGCTTGTATAGCATTTGCATCAATTTCCATGGCCTTCAGTAAAACAGAAAATACCCAATTAGTTATAGAACTAAAAAAGGGATAATTTGATTCGCAGTAATCCTCTAATGTTTCTCCTGTATATGACTTGACCTTTGCTGGAACTTTGTCGGCATCATATGAAATAGACCAATCTTGTGATCGGCGAATCTTAGATAAAGAGGTAATAACCTTACTGATTGTAGGCTCAGTAATGGGAACATAAATCTTTTCTCTGTATTCCTTGATCATTACACTTTCGGAGGGCCTCCTTTCCTCAATAATGTCTTTTGGCGTATCTCCTTCCGCGTGCACGCGCAGGTCCTCGTACAAATTTACTGCGTCTTGGTATCCTTTATATCTTAACTTATTTGATGCATAGGATTGCATCATCTCTGGTGTAGGTCTAATTGGCATTGTTAATACTTTAGCCTTGTTGATATAAAACTTCTTTTATCCCGTACCTTGTATGGTTTAGTTAACCCCATTTGTACGGCATAATGGGCCATTAAATTGTTGTAATGCGCTTTTGCATATTCTGGAGTAACATTACCCCCTATACTATAGCCATAATATAAATTTGCCAGCTGATATGGCTGTAGATGCCTATGATTTTTGCATCTGAAGTACCAGTATATTGGCAGCCAATTTGCAAGATGCGGCAATACTCCAGTTTTTAAACTAGCCAAAATAAATGCTAATTCATCAGGCATTGCACTCCCTGCAAATCCCTTAGTGCCAGGCAATGGGTTGTCAAAAATATGTTTCACTACATCGAAATAATTCTTAACAACTTCACTTTTTTCAAAATAAACGAGTTCAGAATAGAATATATACATAGGATTATCATGTCCGACCATCGCACGTATCTCTTCTGGATCTGCCCAATAGCAAGCTTCTTTTGGCCCTTCATTCATAATAGTGAACTCAACTCCTTTAAGCTTGTTGAAGAGTCCTGAAATAGGCTTGTCAATAAGCCATATCATATCTACATCAAGAAACATTGTGATGTCAAATGGTGACATCTCATAAATTCTTGTTTTAGGCTTGATAAAATCCTCTCTCCCTGCCGCATTATGCCAAATTCCATATGCAGGTACTTGATGTGAGGAAAACAGGCGCTTCTCATTTTCTGTCAATTCGTCAAATTTTCCATCATGCACCAGATGTATTGATATACTACTGTCATTGTACAAGATAGATGCAGCTAAATTCACAGCCATCCTGATGTAATTTTCATGCCCCATGGCAATAAGTAAAACTCCTCTTGTCATATCTCAATTATTGAAATTCTTTCACCTGGAGGTCCAGCAGAAACTGCAGGTGTAAATGTAATTTCCCCAGTAGATGGATTGTAAACCGCATTATTAATACCAGTGGTATGCTGATATAACCCCTCACGATATACTTCTACACCTGTCTTATTTAGCAAATTATCATCCTGATATTTCGTATCTCCATCGGCCATCTCCGCTCCACCTACAACGAATTCTATCATGTACTTTTCGGGGCAGGGATTAGCGTTACCACCACCAGTTCCTCCACCACAGGCCTCAACAAACTCAACCCCACAATTAAAACCGCAATTATTATTTACGTTGTTGTGTTTATAGTCTGTTATCGTAAATTCGGCCGGAGAGAGTACAGTATTTAGCTCATCAGGATATCCTATAGAATAATCACCCTCTTGAGTCATACGTTGGTTTACTCCAGAGTATGTGTTTTCAACTTTAACCCAATCATGCTTTAGTGCAATTAGTAATTTCTCATGTTGCTCAGGACTGAGGTATCCAACTACGCCGGACCATTGTTTCTCAATGGTTGTAGAGGTTCGCTGTTTAACTCCGTCTGATCGGCGTATAATATTTTCTTCTATTTGAAAGGTAGGTCGCCGTAAATAGAATGGAAGCCGTATTTTGTTTTGAGTTACTTTATCTGTTCCCTCATCTTCGTATACAACATATCTAAATCCATATCCATTTTCTTCATTATAGTAAGTTAATACTGAGGTATAACACTCCTCTGTTTCAACATAAAATAAATTGCTGCAGCTAAGTATGTTTTTATCCTCATCCAGAATAGCATATCTGAAACAATTACCAGGATCAATCTCCGAAATTTCATGGGCAGGGAAATCAACATAACCATAACCCCAATATTTATTAAGGCTAATTTGCTTTGAATCGCCAGTTCCATTATAATACACAACTATACCAGAGATAGTAGGTAGTTCGCAACAATCATAAAAATCATAGCTATCTAATTGAATGCCATAAGTTGAAGATATAGCATTCAAAAAATCAGAGTAACTATATGTTCCTTCTGTTATTTGTGGTTGGCCTGGAAGTGGTGCATAATCCTCTACCAATATTGGGAATAGAGATTCTGTAATTGCCATGCTATCAGACCCCATGAACTTCCAACGAGGACAAGTGGGAATCACCTGTTCATCTGGATCGTATTCAACTGAAGTGCAATTAGCATCAACAACACCGGCATAAAGATCTTCTGAAAAATCCAGTAGTTGATCTTCAACTTTTATCTGAAACATTATTCCAAAATGATCAATAACAGGTAGCCTTGCTTGCCTGGTATTTCCCTTGCAATCTTCAATTTCTGAATTGAAATCTACGAATGAGTTATACGGAGACCTTATTGGCATTTTATTTAAATTCTAAAGTCCATGACTGGCCAGCGGCCTTAGTTATCTGGGCAGGTGTAATGCCCACTAAATCATACAAAACTATCTTGGTAATATATCCAAAGTCAGCACCAGGTGTTGAAAAAGCACTTTCAATCATTTTGACAGAATCACCTGGATTAAAACTGACACTAGAGAATGGAGTTCCTACAGATGAGCCAGGGAAAGAAAAGCAATACTCTAACCCTATTGATGTATTATAAGTGCACTGCCCAAACTTAAAAGAGAATGCATAAGGAGATCCTATACTCCCAGAGCAAGTCAATTGCATTTTATTATTTGGTGCTTTCCCGGTTGTAAGAATAGCTGAAAGTGCCAAATTGAACGTTGGAGCGTTTATATTAAATGAGCCTTCAGAATAATTTTGCCCAGGCTGATTCACATCACAGAATGGTATCACAATTACACTATAACTTCCCGGAGGTAACCCAGATAATGAGACTTGTGTTGATGATACATTCGAGGTATAATATGGTTGTCCATCCTTTGTAACAATAGTTTGATAGAAGGTTGCTCCAGCAAAAACATCACTCCAACTGATTATCATTTTGCCATCCCCATCGGGTGTAAATTCAAGCGAACTAATTTCAGCAGCGCAGGATGGTGCAACAATAGAAACTGCTAAGTTATTCTTAGGAATAAGTATTATTGTAGCCAGGCCTTCCATGGGTTTGTAACTAATTGAGTCTATCCAACCAACATTATCCACTCCATTACATCGATATGAAACCGCCTTATATCTTAAAGTGGGGTTATCCTTTATACGTTTGAAGGTATTGTAGTTCATGGCGTGATCAAACTCAATTAACTCTGGAAATGTAATTGGTCTCCCATCCTCAACATCTTCGAAGTCAGTAATGTCTATATCTTCATTTTCAGCAATGGTAGACCCCTCGATATTACAGTTGATAGTTTTTAAAGCAGCCACATAGTTACCCTCTCCTTTTGCAAATATTAGTTTACTGTATGAATATATCTTTCGAAGGCCTTGTATAACCCAATCAAACTGTCTCATGGCCATACGAGCTGGTGTTATTTTGGCATTATAACAGGTGGATTGATCTATGACGTTAGATATATCAGTTGCATTGTCTAAGAAGGTTTCAACTCGGTAAGAATTGTCCTCCTTTAGCAAACAGAAACCAAATATATCGTTATCATATTGCCAATCATCTGTAGTTTCATCTTTTCTCCTAGTTATCTCTATTGTATAGGGAGAGCATATAAAATCAGTGTATTTTTCTAACGGTTTGCTATCAGAATTAACGTTTATCCTATAGTTCCTTTTTGTCATTAATTCGTAAAGGCCTGTGGTGCCCTCTGCCTGCCATTTGCTATATCCAATATTAAGCTGATTGAAAAGTCTATCTGGATCCACTGATCTTTTCACTTTAGTTGGATAGTTGAACATTATCAAAACCTCATCCTGATAGAAGTATTTCCAGTCCTCATAACGTAAACGTTGATACCCTGGGCGGTTGGGATCAGGTTCTATAGTCTGACCTATATTCCACATTGGGTTAAGGCCGTCAAACAATTGTTTGGCAGACATATTTACACCAGGAAGGGAATTATCAATCAATAACTTCCTCCTTATATTTAGCCCACTTGTTATTGTAAATAAGCCCGGGCATGGATTATAGTTTATCGGATATGGCTGACTGTCGGTCCGTCCAAACGTTTCGCTGTAGAACCTTATTCGATTATTAGTTATCGCTTCAACAACTCTGCTAGCTACCTCATTTATCATATATGCCCTTGCTGTAGTCGGCTCACAGTTTGACACAGCACTTAATTGTATTTCAGTCTCTTTATCCCAATCAACGTATACATATTGATTAACAGTAGTACCATAGAGTGTTACAAAATTAATAAACACATTGAAGGAATTCCCCTCCTCAATTGTGCAACTACCTTCAAAGGATACATCAAAATCAAAATCAGGCCCATTCCCCGATTCATAATGTGTTTGGCTTAATATGGTGACCTCATGTAAAGTAGGGTCTCCAATGTCTTCCCATGGCTCATTAACTACATCCACAAGTATCTTTATATTTCTGGAGTTAGCAGCTTCTTCTCTTATATGGCCCTTTAATCTAATCTTATAGTTAAAAATCCCTGAATAACACCTGATATTATCAGATAATTCTAGTAATGGGGATATGCCTGTTGGATATAGGTTTGGGCTGGTCTGTGGATAAACCATGTAACTGTTTGAACCTGTGGGATCACTGACAGCTATCTCTGATTTTGAGTTTTCTGTCAGTTCTGGTCGGATCCTTATAGCGGTACCAAATATCGGGGTTAATAACCTCACCTCTATTGGATATGTGGAGTGATTACCACCAGGGGAACTCCCACCAACAGTCTGAGGTAGGCCTCTGTTAGGGATTGTCAATTCCCAACCAAGCCAATCATAGTTGCTTAAAATAGTTGTCTGGTCAAATGCAATGTTACTATTTATATTAACCGTTTGTTCATAGTTCTTTTTATAAAGCATTATGTCATTGCTATCTTCCACCGCAACTGAAACAGTACACTCATCACCACAGGTGTCTGAATACTGGTCGAATGCAATTCTTCCGCCTTCATAAAAAACGTCATACAGATTATCTTCAGAACACTTGAATAGGATATCAACTCGCATATCCCCATTCACTCCAAATTGTTCGTACTCATTCTTTAATATAGTGGCTCCAAGCCCTTCAAACTCTAACTTTTCTATGCCATAATCGAAGAATACACCGTGCCAGCTATTTTCCTTTTCCCGCGCAATCTCTACGGTTGGATTATCCCAATTGAGTGGCTCCGGCACTTCAGTTCTAGTACCGTTTCTATCAATTAATATAAATTTCCATCTACTCATTATCTTCTCCTTCCATATCTTTTGTTAATAAATTGACGCCTATGTTGCATAGTGGTGATATGCTCAAAAGGGCCATTCTTATCATACCCATAGACCGTTAACGGCATCTTGGATATCTCCGTGCCAACTTCTTTACCTACATAATGCGCCAATCTTTTATAATCTATACCAGTGGAAGTAACCGTCATCCCGCTATGAAGAGCGGGTAATGGTATATCATACTTGCTCATTATCTTTTCAGTTTCAATATTGGGAACAACTTTAGCACCCTTTGGTAGATCAAGTAAAGTTGGCCCTGCGGCATACCCTAATACACCATTAGAGTAAACCAATTCGGCTCCGGCTTCCCCAACTAACGATAAACCGCCAGGGGCATTTTTTGTACCTTTTCTATAAGCTGGAATCGGTTTGGAGGCAATAGCTGCGATTTGTGCTACAGCCTGCGCCAAAGCGAGACCAATAAAGATTGGTTTTGCGGTAAAGGGTATAGTCTGATCCTTCAGAATGGATAATATTGCAAGAGACTGGGCAATACCTGCCTGGAATAAAGCGAGTTGCTTTTCCTGTTGGGCGGCCCTAATCTTAATAGCCTTACTCTTTCTTTCATATTCCTCCTGAAGCTTTAGCTGCGATGCATTGAATTGGTCTTGAGTAATTGCCCCTTGATCCAGCTGTTTCTGCAAATATTCCTGTCTCTTCTCCTGCTCATTTTGTAGTGCCTCTAACTGTTTATCAGATAAGTTTTTTGAAATTTCATTAAGTGAACCAGCAATTGAAGAAGCCGTATTTAATGTAGTTTCGACTATAGCCTCCCTTAGCCTTTTTGCTCTTTCAATACTTGCCTCATCAGCCGCAATCTGATCCTGCGCATCCTTCTGTCTGGCTTGAAGTCTGGCAGATGCTAAGGCTGCGCCTGTTAGGACTTCTTGTTTTAATACGTCTTTATTGAACGCTTTTTGTCTTGTTATAGACCTACTATATTCAGTTACACCTATATTACTCAGATCACCAAACAGTTGTATCCTAAGGTTTCTAATTGCCTCATTCTTTTGTGTTTCAATAAGTATTGCATCTTCTTTTGACTTACCAAGCTTGTCACGTTGGGCTTTTAATTCCAGAACGGTAGTTCCTGCCTCCAATTTGGCAAATGCATTTCTTTTAGTTAACTCATTGGCTTGTGCTAATGCAATTTGCTTATCCAGTAATTGCTGTTGGGCCTTAATGGTGAGTTCTGAAATTTGCCTATTCGCTTCGGCTATCAATTGAGCACGTTCTCCTTCCAGTAATGCAGAACCTTTTAGCTGCTCATCTAACCTTGTTTTAATGGCCTGTTTTTGAGCTTCCGTTTCTGCTATTGAATCTTTTTTTGTTTGGGCAACCCTGGCTTGGGCAAAAGCAGTAGCGCTTTTTAATGATTCATTTTGCAGTGTACGTTGCTGTTCAATTTGGGCTAAGTCCAATTGCTTTTGAATATCGAATTGCTTTTGTGCAGCAGTATTTGCAAGTTCGTATGCTTTTTTTCTGTTTTCCGCATCTTCATCGGTAGCATCCTTACCAAGTTTTATATATTCCTGGTTCGCCTTTGCATAGTTGTCATTTGCTTTTTCATAGGCTTTCTGTTGTTCTGCCAGTTGGCTTTTTAGGTTCTTAATATTCTCAGCGCCAAGTTGGCTTTCTGTAGCATTTTGCGCCTTTAATTGCGCTTGACGAACTGAACCTGCATCTGATATTGCCTTAACATATTCATCAGTTAAATCAATACTTATTTCAAGGGCATCGTTTAGATTTTTTTGAGCTTCAGTAGCTTCATTTGAATCTTGTGAAAATGCAATTAATGCAGTTGCCAAGGCAGCAATGGCAAACAAAACAACGCCAGCTGGGTTGGCCGCCATTACGGTATTTAATACCTTTTGTGACGCAATTGCCGCATACCTTACTATAATGTTTTCACTTTCTGCTGCTGTTTGAAGTTTTGTAGTAACTACCTGTAATTTTTCTAGGGCGATGGTAGCACCTATGTTTAACGCAGATTCTTTCTGAAGAATATTTTGAATAGACTGTAATCCTGAAAGGACAGCCATCGCAGCATTGACTTTAAGCAGAGCCTTTTGAAGGTCGTCACTTTCAGCACCAAATAAAGCCATAGCTCCTTGGGCTACCCCAAACGCACCAGTAATTCCTTGTGCCGCCTGAACTCCTACATCAAAGCCGAACGTGTCAGATGATAATACAGAAATACGCGCCTGAGCATCTCCTATCTGATCTGATAATTCTCCGGCCGATTCAGCAAGGTCATTAAATACGTCGGTTCCGTCAAGTCCGGCATCTTCTAGTTGAAGAAGGGTTTCCCTATACTGTTTTAATTTCCCGCGGCTGCTGGATGCCTCTTGGGCGAAATTACCCATAGCCAGCTCGGATGCTTGAATTTCCTTTGCGAGTTTGTCAAATTCTGGGCTATTTTCTGTCAAGGTGGCCTGCTTTTCACGGGCAATCTCTATTGAAGCAGCATATGACTTGTATCTTTCGCCGGCATTTTTTATAGCAGATGATATTTGATCATATTCATTCTTGACTCCAGAGTAAACCTCAGTGTTTTGCATTCCCGCCTGGGTTAATTGAGCCATTATGGCCTCAAGTTGCTTAAGCCTATCTGTTGGGGTTGAAGCAATAACGCCATTAAATTGCTCATATACAGCAGTAGCAGCATTGACTTCACTGGTTAGTTTATTAAATTCATCAGATCCAACGGACAACCCTTCAAGTGCACTAGTTGCGGTTTCGATTGATTCTTTAAATAAATCACTACTTTTACTTCCTTCTTGAAGTCTCTTTGCAATTTTGTCAATGCTTGCACTTGCCTGGTTGATTGCTCCACCTGTTATTGATTGGGTTAGTGAAGAGGAGGCTTTTGCGAATTTGTCGGTAGATGATGCCGCCTTATCTGACACTATAGTGCGTTCAGCAAAAGCTTTATTTGTATTTCTTATCTGATCAGCTGTCGCCTTATCAATTCCTGCGATATTCTCTAATGCCTCATCAGCTTTCGACATTTCTGTCGTATCAGGGATGAGCTTTATTATGACCTGTGCTGGCATTTGTTGGCTTCTTTCGGTAAAGTTTATCGAGTGCCTTATAGAACTCGAAAAGTGTCAGCTTTTTAAGCTCAGGTGTTTTTGCAGTATCACCCCCACAAAGAAGTAATTCCTGCGAGTAGAGGTTATCCTCTAACTCTTTGATATGATTGACGAAATGTCGTCCTGGTATTTTGCCTTTACTTTCTCCATTACCATCAAATAAGTTTCGAAATTCTCCTCGTATTCTTTTAAAAACGGTATCAGCTTTAGTAACGGCTGCATAAAAAAAAACTCCTTAGCATTGGCATGCTTTTTCCAATATGCAATCTTTTCAATATTGTACTTGGTATCATACACGGTTGGATGCTCGTTTTTATCGAAATACACGACTGACGCCAATTTATAAGCGAGGTCTTCATCTATGATCCAATTCATACGGTCTCTCAGCTGATTGTTTAGCTGCTTTATCTTGACAAGATCAATAGCTTTACCAGGTACAAACTGGAGTAGTTCATCAATAGCCTTGACATGCGCTTCCAGAAACTCTCTATCGACCCGCATATTAAATTCAGCGTAGTATCTAAGACAGGCCGTACCACGTTGATATGGCATATTGAATAGATCATCCATTTCATAATAGGTAATACCACCGATGGTAAAAGCTTCCTTATATACATAATCGATTTCTGGAAATTTTTTCCCTTTACTGAATATTTTATGCAGCCAGCCCATTTAAAAAGTTTTCTAAGTTATCAGCCTTCCCATCACCTATTTTGCGCCCCCTCTTGGATGCCCTCCACTTCCCCGTACCGGGCCATGTCTTAACAATTGTTCCGGGAAACGTTATATTTACGAATTCAATACGATGCTTCCCTCCACAATGACATTCATGGCTAATAAGCCATCCGCTTGAAATGAGTAAGTCTTTCATTTGTCATCAATTCTTATCCCACACCTATTTAAAACTGTCTTAGTAGAATCACTTACCCAAAACATTCCACCGGATGAAATTCCAATTGTACACCCTTCTATTTCACCATCATCATTTATTGTTTCATTTACAGAGATGACGGTGGTCGGATCAATATATATGTCAACAGGGAGCCTTGATGGTTTTTCAATTCCCATGTCGCGCTCCTTTACATTCTCAACCTCACCGAAAAAATGAAGGAAGATCTTACTCATCGCTCATCATATTTAGAATACAATAATTAAATCCAGCTACAGCAAATACATATAATACCCATGCTGCATTAAATAGATCAGACCATTCCCAGCCATCATGACTAACGCCTATAACGATCCAAACAGTAGTACCCCAAATGGAAGCCATACAGATTGGGCACTCGTACAATGCTGGACGTATGTATTTGAGAATACCGTTATTTGTTATCTTCTCAAATAAGAGACGCAGCTTCTCCAGAATCATTCCATCTCCCATAGCTGCATATAATCCGAGTACGCACAGCGCACCAAATACTGAAGTCTCTAACATTCGCAAGGTATTTGAGTTGAAAAATCTCCTTCTTTGAACTGAATACAAACCTGTTCGTAACTACCTTCACATGCTTCTATTCCCAATGGATTACAATAACCAACGCCTTGTTTTACCTCCATTATCAATGGGCCTATATAAGGGTTAAAGAACCCTGGAGGGAAGGCAGAAGCACTTATCTGGAACACTGCATCGGCATCAGTTTCCGCCTCATCGTGATAGACGTGGCCGAACTTGTCAGTGATGAACCAGTGCACCGTAGTATATCGAGAATCCATCGGCATCTTAACGGTGAACCCGCTAATGCATGCCGGTAATGTGGCATATAAGGTGCTGGAACAATCATTCAGGAGTGACATGGAACAAAGTTATATAGTTTTATCTATAGGATAATGTGTGTATATAGATTTTATATATAGTTTTGTTTTGTGTTTGATAAAGCTATTTGCATAAACCTTGATCACCGTACCGATCGCTGGCAGTCCAGCCAGAATGAATTGAAGCGATTTGGGATATCCGCTGAACGCTTCTCCGCGCGTGCGCATGAGAACCCAATGACCGGGATACACATGTCCTACCATGCTATTTTTAGGGAGAATAGGGGGAGATGTTTGCTGATATTGGAGGATGATGTGCAATTCATTGCAACATATAGTGACCTGATATCTGCTTGCCAAGAGCTACCGGAAGACTGGCACATGCTATACCTTGGGGGTAACGCTTTACGAAAACAGCATAAGTACAGCTCACTTATTTATAAAGCAAATGGTATTGTTACAACCCATGCAATAATTTATAGTGCAGATATGGTATCCTGGTTAGCAGACAATCTATTTGAGGCGCATGATAAGATAGACAGGAGCAGCACAATTGATGTGTGGTTGATGGACAATGTGCAGCCTAATTTTAATTGCTTCATATGCCATCCTCAGATAGCATCTCAAAGATTTGGATATTCAGACATATGCAAGATGGATATCAATTACATGTATTTCAATAATCAATCAAGAAAATATTTTACATGACTGAATTTCAACAAGATCTTCAGAAGCTAATCAATAAGACTTCTCAAGAAAATGCTAGCAATACTCCTGATTTTATTCTCGCGGAATACATGCAAAAATGTTTGGAAGCATTTAATCATGCGGTGAAAGCCAGAGAAAAATGGTATGACAAAGAAAATAAAATTAGCGAGCAATGATATCACTCTGCATAACGACATACAATCGCTACAAATTACTATTTGAAAGCTTCTCGCAGGTATTGGATGATGACAGAATCAGTGAGATCGTTATAGTTGACGATTGCTCGGATAGTGCTATTTATGACCAGGTGTTAACTGCTGTATCGAGAATGAATTTGTTCGGGCATAAGATAAGGTTATATCGAAATGACTTGAACCTCGGAATGAGCCGGAACAAGGCCAGTGCAATTGAATTGGCGTCAAACGATTGGTGCATCATCTTGGATAGCGATAATGTGATAGACAAGAGTTATATAGATGCTATACCATTTCACCTTAACAACCTTATCATATACGCACCCGCGTATGCGCGCCCGCAATTTGATTACAGACAGTATCAGAACCATACGTTTACAAAAGACAATACGCCTGGCCTGATAGCAAATTCAGTTGTGGAAATGATGCTAAATACATGCAACTACCTTGTAAATAGGGATGAATACCTGAAGGTATATCAACACAATCCTGAGATGAAAGGAACTGATACTATCTGGTTTAATTACCTGTGGCTGAAGTCCGGCCGGTCCATTCATGTCACAAAAGGGATGGAATACGATCACCGTGTACATGCGGGCAGCGGGTTCCTCGCTGACTGTGACTACAACATGAAGAAGGCCAAAGAAGTAAAAGAACTCATAAAATCATTATAATGAGCACAGTATATGCAAGGCAATACGGTAGGTTAGGGAACAACCTCTTTCAGAAGGCAGCTGCCATTGGTTATGCAACTCGGTACGGGCTGGATTATGACCTGATAGGAGGGATCAGAAACGGTTATGCACAGCATTGCTACAATATTACCGAGCTTGGACACCATTTCAATGACCTATTACCTCCCGCATCTAATGATCGCCGGAGCGTGATGCTTAATGGTTACTGGCAATCAGAGAAGTACTTCGCGCATTGCCGAGAAGAGGTCTTAAAAGCGTTTGGCTTTAACTGGATGCCGGTATTCCCTGAGACTTGCGCTATACATGTGCGCAGGGGTGATTATCTTAACTATCCGGATAAGCACCCGGTTGTGACTAAATCATATATAGATATGGCTACAACATATATAAGGAGGCAGACAGGGGTAAACCATTTTCTTTTCTTTAGTGATGACATTGAATGGTGTAAACAGTACGCTAAGGAAGATAGAGGAGTAGAAACCTTCGACTTTTCTGAAAGTCGCACAGAGCTGGAGGACCTCGAACTTATGTCCAGCTGTCAGCATCAGATAATCAGCAATAGTACATTCTCCTGGTGGGCAGCATGGTTGAACCAGAACCCAGACAAAGTGGTAATTAGCCCTTCGAAAGATAACTGGTTTGGACCAGGCAATGCCCATCTCGACACAAAGGATATCATCCCTGATTCATGGATTCAAATTCGATATTGATATGTATTGGCAAGACATCGCCGAATGCTACGGCACAGACAAGGCAACTCATGGTTATATGAGATATTATGCCAAACATTTACTCTCATGCGAACCTCCTGAATCAATATTGGAAATAGGGTGCGAGAAGGGGAATAGTATCCGTATGTGGAAAGAAATCTATGCCAATGCGTCATTAACAACCCTTGATCTTTTCCAGGAGTATCCGGTTCCTGACATTCCTGGTGTTGAGTTCATCACCGGTAATCAACTAGACCATGAGATACTATATCACCTCCGTAATCATCGGAAGTTTGATTTAATTATAGACGATGGCAGTCATAATAGCCGTGATCAGCTGGTAACATTCTGGTCATTAGTAGGTACCAGCTATCTATATGTAGTTGAGGATCTCCACTGCTGCAATGATGAATCCTACCGACAGGGATTACCATTTGAGATGACCATGCTCGGTCAGATGAAAGCCGGCAAATTCCCTTTTCGACACTTTCTTTACGAAGATAAAATTGCATTTATTTATGCTGATTAATTTCAAACAGGCCGCGGCCAAGTACAATATGAAATTCACAGGCCTAATTCATGTCGGTGCCCATTATGGTCAGGAGTATTCCGTCTACCAAGCCCTGGACATTGACCGGGTCTTATTCATTGAGCCTTGTGAAGAGGCATTCAAAGTCCTTCAGGATACTTTCGGAGATATGGAGCCGTACGTCCGCCTCTTCAATGCTGCATGCGGATCAGAAGTAGCAGTAGGGATGATGAATACGGAGCAGGCAAACAAGGGCATGAGCAACTCGCTCCTAAAGCCAGCCAAACACCTGCAACAATATCCATCTATCCAGTTCACCGGTAAAGAGGAAGTCGAAATTCACCCCCTTGACAACATCGTAGAATTCGCCAAATTCAGCCTGTTTAATACGTTGGTTATGGATGTGCAGGGTTATGAATTGGAGGTGCTAAAAGGGGCTAAAAAGTCGCTTAAAAGCATACAGTACATATACACTGAGGTGAACAGGGATGAGGTATATGAGGGTAATGCCCGTGTTGAGCAACTTGACGCCTTCCTTACAGACTTTGCCAGGGTGGAGACATCATGGGCTGGCGGCACATGGGGAGACGCTATCTACATTCGAAAAACATTACTGTAATGGCTGAAGATTATGAGAGCACATGGTGTGCAGCATATGTTGAATGCCCTTTGTGCACATACAGGTGGGCGGCTGCATGGCCGGAGGTAGCAAAGAAGCTTGAATGCCCGAACTGTGAGAATTTGGTTGAACCAATAATAATACAAGGCGCTGATGATTCAGGTACCAGATAAGTTTAAACCCAAACACCCATTCCCATATCCAGCTGACAATCATTACGAGTTTGAACGCTGGTATCACGATCATTATTCGTGGGAACCAGAGGCCAGGGAATACCTCCCTATCTTCTGGACAGCCTACTATTGTAAGCATAGGTTTGGAAAGGACCTGAAGGCAATGGTTGAACTGCAACAGTTCATCAATAAGCTGGACCGGTCTAAGAAATACTATACCATTGTGCAGTATGATAATGGCATTATTAATGACCTGAGCAAGCTGGACATCATGGTATTCAGTATGTCTGGTGGTAGGACCGATTATCCGTTGCCGCTGATCAGCGAACCGCATCCTTATTCAGGTAATTACACAAAGTACTATACTGCAAACTTTATAGGCAGAATGACTCACCAGGTAAGAATTCAAATGGCGCAGGACTATTATGGTGATAGGGCGCATGACAATTTTATCACTGATCAGCATCATGATCTGCCTGGTTATTGTGCAAAGATCGCCCAATCTATATTCACCCTCTGTCCACGGGGATTCGGTCCTACCTCCTTTCGTATTCAGGAGGCACTGCAATATGGGTCAATTCCGGTCTATATAAGCGATGAATTCGTGATCCCGCATAATGTGCCATTCGATGAATATGGGGTGATTATTGAGGCCACGGATGCGCACAAGGTGCGATATATCATAGAGGCCATTCCAGAAGAGGAGATTCGTCGCAAACAACAAGTAATACCAGGAATATATAAAAGATACTTTACTTATGCCGGCAACCAAAAAGCAATCAAAGAGGCGGTCGCTAAATGTGATCATTCCGTTAGTGGTATATCCGTTTGATGTTATGGTGTCCATCTGCCAAACGAATGAAGAATTAAAGCATTGCTTGTCAGAATGTGGCTGTGAGTGGTCAGATCTTTTAGAACTTTCGCCCACTAGTCTTGGCAGGACTGTCATGACTGATAGCAACCATACGGTAATACGATTCTCTAATTGGCCGGAGACATGCCAGCAATACGGCACATTAGCACATGAGGTGTTTCATGCCGTTGACTTCATATTTAGGCGAATTGGGATAAGCCTCTCAGAGGATTCTGATGAGGCATATGCCTATATGATAGGTTACCTCACAGAAGAGATATATAAGAGACTTTATGTCTTTAGGAACCAACCAAAGAAGGCATTAAGGTAATAACGAAAGGTATCGAGGCAGTCAGCCTGCTGGGTAGGATCCTTTCGATTGTCCTTAATAATTGACCCATCCGGATGTACCCGAACATTCTTCAAATCAAATATCAGGTCTTTCATTTTAACCTTATCTAATACGACTCTGTACCTGTGTAGGATCGCATTTACCAATACTCTATTATCAGCCAGTGACGGGTTAACTCCTGGTACCTTTAGCTGGGTAGGGGAAAGATCCAGTACCTTCTTTATGATAGTATAGTAGTTTGTGTTATCCTTTACCAATGCGGATGACGCTCGACCGGTAGCGTCACCGGTGACCTGGATACTTACCTTTGGATAGTTTACCAGAAAGTATTCGAGCAGTTCGTAAATATTTGAATTTCCAAGCTTTATCTGTTCCACCCCCCATATAGTATTTTCATAGCTTTGCCATACGCTGCAGGTGATCGGATCATGGTTGAAGTCAAAAGATAGGAATACCTCTCGGCGAGGATCTAGTGTTACCTGGCCAACGTGCTTATTCTCATCAAATGCATAGGCAAACCTATTATCCTTTGCGTCGAAGTTGGTCCAATCGCCTTCAACAAATTGCTTCTTGTAGCGTTCGTCCATTTGAGACCAGTTACTCCACTGATCATCGGTAACAAATGCATTATCTTGTGGAAGTGCCTTTTGAAAGAAAAAGTCGTCTGGCAATTCACCATCCAACCACCTCTTATAGATAAACTCTTTGGGCCATAACTGCGTAGGATTAAAAGTGGTTAACATGAGACCTGGGGGCATAGGGTCAATATACCAAGAGCCCACACGAGAGCTGGAGACTTCCCAAAGCTTCTTAGATAGGCCTTCCAGCTGCTCAAGGAATACCCCGTTTGTTTCGAGACCAAGCAGCTTATCAAGGTTAGGATCAGAGCTGATACTTTCTGGGATAAAGAACACCTTACTATCCTTCCGATTATAGGCAAAGTAATTCGCCCTCTCCTTATTCCATTTCCAGTTAGCTGATCCTCTTATAATCTTTTCAAACGACGGTATGGCGGTCTGCTGAAGTTGGGTAAAGCTCTCGCGAAATGTATGCCATTTTGATCCAGGGTATCTATTGGCCAGTGTAAGAATAGCCGCAAAGCTTACGACCGTCTTGCCCCCTCTAATGGCGCCTCCATAAGCGAACTTGCGAAAGGGGAGTAGCCCTTTACAAGCCATCAACACCTTACAGAAATATTCATACTGCTTAGGGTTTCGTTCTAAATCAATGGACACTTGGTCAATCATATCTCAAGCATTGTTCCGTCAGGTAATTTTATTGATACCGGCTTATTGGGTTGCCTTCCACCCTCACCACCATCATGCTCACTACCATCTTTGAAGGTCTCCCGGTCCAAATTACGCAGGGCAAACTTGACCATATCGGGATTTGGCAAAATGAACTTCTTTACCTTCTTGGCTTTAGTGGTTTTAAACACCTCAATACCATCCTTATCCTTTACTAACCTACCCTCAGTGGTGGTCTCCTCCCATTCCTTCCCTTCAAGGAGAGTAGCAAGCCCCTTACGGGCAGAAATACGAATTTTTTCCAGCCGTTTTTCTTCGGCCTCCCTTAAAGCGTCGGAGAAGAACGGTATTGTGTTCTTCCAATGATACCACGTGTCTTTGTGTATTCTAATTATTTTACATATTTCTTCAATATAATACTCGTCCTGCTCCAATAGTGTAACTATTGTATCCAGCATCTTTTTCGTGAGTTTTGTTGGACGACCTTTAGCCATTACGAATTGATTGTTTTACATCGATACCCTTTATCTATTAAGTAGCTATATACGCGCTTCTGTTCATTCTGGTCAGAGAAGATAATTTCCAGTTTGTATGTCTTTTTTGCTTCAGAAAGCTCCTTTTTGTTCTTGTTTTCGGGGATATCTTCAAATTTTGATGGCAAATCTACACCCCAATCAAGTAATTGCTCCTTTCCCCATTCGTTGGCTAGTGCATCATAATCCCATTCGCCAAAGTCCAGGTTATCGATGATAATGAAAGCCTGTTTTTCCGCATCCGTTAGTTCATCAGCATACTTTATCCAAGCGGGATCTATTTCAGTGTAGCCAATATGCAGAAGGGCTCTATATCGCATGTTCCCGCCAAGAATCATAAGGTTCTTCCGGCTCTCGACAACGATCGGGCGGAATTCGAGGAATTTAGGATAGTGGCGGATGTTGTCACATAACTTTTCGAAGCGGTGATCTTTTATGAAGCGAGGATTATTCGGATTGATATATACTGTTGACAGATCTATCATAGATATTATCTATTATCTATATCAAAGATATAGAAATTATAGATACGTGAATACATTAAAAAGCCCGGACTATAGCCGGGCAGTTATTTGCTGATGCTGAATCTAATTAGAATACAATTCCAAGATTGATCACTCCTATTGATTTTGAGGAATTTGAAGAATTGCTTGATCCACCTGGTAAGTCTATATTGTTTTTAAAACGATAGGACCTCAGTAACGCAGAGGCAAAGATGCCGATTTTCCCAAAGTCATATGATAGGCCTATACCGCCAGAGTAGGTCATCAAGCCGGATACCTTATTCATAAGTTCTCGTCTATTACCTCCATTTATATCAGTTGTATAAACACCAGTTCCTTCAGTACGATTATATATGGGGTAGCCAAATTGACCAACTATGAATGGCGTTAAAGATTGGATTTTTTGCTTTATGCGAAGATCTAAATAGGCAGGGGCTATAATAGATTTATTATAACTGGAAATATCTACACCAGCGCCAAAACCTATGTTTGCCCCCAAATTAAATGAGGTTACAAAACTTGCTCCTGGATTTTTAAAATCATGGAGAATTCCACTAATATAGGTATTACCCTTCTTTACTTGGGCTAAACCAACCACGGGTATAAACAAGAATAGGAATAAAACAATTTTCATATCCAGATATTTAGGGTATTGATTGAAGATGTAAATATATTAATTTGATAAAAATGTATTTATTAACGCGATGTTAACCGCTATTTGTGGAATTGTCTTGTAATATTGCCGCTTAGTTCATAAGGTTAGCCGCTACAATACCTTGTCCTATGCTGTAGCTTATTCACACCACGAATCTGAACTAAATTTTTTCACAACGCAAATTGCATGCGTGCCTGTACTCGAACATTGGGGTACACGTCGCAACTGCATTGTTATTTCACTATTTATTCCTAATTCCATTTGTCATGACAAACAAAAAGAAAAAGAAGGGGGAGACTAAAATTCAACCAAAAGAAACCAACACTATTTCTTACCTGATTTCCGAAGATCTACAAGCACTTCGATGGTATCACGCTCAATCTCGTTTAAACATTCCTCGTATGAAACATTCTTCCCCTCCAGTGTCGAAATCCGGGAAATAGCCCAAGCTAATTGTTTTTTCAACGCCACAATAGTTGCCCTTTCAACATTTAGCGGATCATCTGCAGAGTATGGAATAGCAGCTCCTAAAAGCATTTCTCCTGTGCCAGTTAGCAACCAAGCAGTATTGAGTGCAGGGAATTTCTCTGTTATTTTCTGTAAACTTTCTGTTCTTATACTATCGCCGACATTGTTTACAAACCCGTTCGATAGCCCAACGAGAGTCTCAAACTTCTTCTGACTAAGATTATTATGCTCCAAAAAAGCCTTTAAACGGTCTTTGGTTGTCATTGCAACTATTTGATAATCAGGTTAATGTGATTTTTTAGAAAATATTTCTGTATTTTATTTGGTTTTACCGATTTATTTTCTGTAATATTGTATTGTCAACGCGAAAAACACAGTGTTTTCACAGTTGAATCGGGCAAAGATAATCAAATTGATAATGACAGTCTCACTTACAAATCGCCAGAGAGCAAAAAAGGGGAATATCCGGTCTGCACTTAGAATAGCTCGGATTAATATAAAAGAGATACAAGAGCGAAGTGGCGAGATAGGAGATAGGAAGGGTAAGCCTTATCATTATAATACTGTTCTTGCTGCGTTCGACAAAGATGATAAGTACTGGAATGAAGATTTAATAGTCTTAGCCTGGCGGATGATTAGAGAGAAGGAAAAACAAACAGTAGCAAACAATTAAAATCCACGAATATGAGAGTTTATGATTTCCTTATTACAGACAAAAATGGTAACACTAGAACTGAATCAGTTGCTGCATCAGACGGCAAAGTAGAAACGGCGTATAGCGCCGCTGTAAGTTTATTTAAAAATTGTGAAGTAAGACTTCGCCGCGACCTTGAATACCGCTGGTGGTATCTGTTAGTCGGTTTTGCTGCTGGTAGTATCATCTCTGCTCTTATACTATTCGTTATCATGTACAACAGATACTAATATATATACCTTTTAAACCACCGCTCGATTCGGGCATAAACTAACAATAATGACAACGCTGGATATAATCGCAGCTGCATCTCTAGGTGTGGCCCTGGTACTCGCTTGCTTATTCGTAATCATTGGCAAAGGCTGTGAAAACTTCCGAACCTACGAAAAGCGTGTCAATCATGTTTCGTAAGGCTATACCTATCGGCAAGTGCATAGTGATTTTGATCCTGAGTGGATGGCTGTTTATGATTTCCTTGAATGGTTTCACTCATACCGCTTGCCGGTTATTTCTACACCTCATTAATACTTTATTCAGTGGTTACTAAATACGATACTTCAAACGTGCCTGAATTAGGAATTATTCATCCTTCATTCACCTACTCCAGAGCTCACACCTTCAATTCAAATGAGGGTATGATCCAAGTTCATACTTATTCTGATACCTCGGAAGAGGATCATCTTAAGAAAGTTGCTCTTATTGCTTCTGCTCCAGCCCTGCTTCATGCATTGATTGCCATGGTAGAAGAACGCGAGCAGACAAATGAAGAGTTCAATGAATTGAATCGGCGAATCGGGCAACCTACGATTGAGGAAGATCAAATTCTTATCAATGCCAGGACTGCTATTAACTCAGCACTTGGCCTCAAACAACACTCGGATGCTACACAGAATATAGGTTAAGATGGTTAAGCCGGGATTTGTTCCCACTTCCCGGCCACTTTTCCTAATCTGATTACATAATTATAAAATTTAAAAATATGCTAGAAGACTCTTACACATTGATATTACTGCTTTTTGTAGTAATCACTTTGATTCTATTCCTATTTGCTATTTCTGTTTTGCTGCCATGGAAAAGAATGTACCGTGAGGCTGTATACTATATCGCATATAGTGTTGTGATTGTTTGGTTCATAGTACACAGAAGTAAGAAAGCAATAAAGAGATGGTGGAGGGGGATCAACACACCTTCCAGGCAACTTAACAAAGACGAGCACTTGTATGACTGGGAAAGTTAAAGAGCAAAGAACGAGTTGGTTATATATTCTTGGCTTCCTGATCAGAGCAACGATCATAATAGGGTTAGCAGTAGTTGCAAACTTAGTTTTTCATAACGTGGAATTTTGATAACCGCCGGCTGTATCAACAGCCAGCGTTTTTAAACAGTCATTTTTTAATCACCATAAATAAAAACAAAATGTCGGATCAAAAAACACAGGCACAGGACGTTGCCGCAGAGAACCAAGCAGCTGTAAACACCCCGGACGCTAATGTCGAGGCACCTGCCACAGAAGCTACTGCAAGCGAGGAAATCGCTCAGGAGGCTGAAGAAGGTAAGGAGTAAGGTTATTGCATGCCCTGCGATGGACAGTAGATAAGATGATTTTATGCAGGGCATGCTTCCTTTAATTATTCAAAACAATTATCACGCATGCTTTTTATGATCATGTTTTTGTTGATAATTCTAACGATAGTAGCCTTAGTGAGTCTTTTTCACTTCACAATAGAGACAACTGAGTTCATAATCCTAAATAGGGAAGTGATGACCTCAATTCAATTTATCATGTGGCTTACAATCAATTTTCACATTAAGGTAGCTAAACGGTAAAGCAGCAACTTAAAAATTTATGAAAAGTTGTCGGTACTGGTTCGATTCCAGTCCTAAATGTGAAAGAGTTAGGGTTATCAATATTAAATTTTTTCTCGTTGAGAGAGGATTGAAACACTCTCTCAACGCCAAGCAGCCATTCAAGGCTTCATTAAAGTTCTTTGCATCTCATTGGGGTTAAAACACGAACACATGTGCCGCCTGTTTTCTACAGGTGGCCGCCTTAAAATATTCTTTTGGGGTTAACCGTAAGCCGGTCGCGGTAAAGAGCCGGCAAACTTTTTTGCCAAATGCTCCCAGGCATAATTGGGAGTGATTATTAACAATCCGGGGAAACTATCGGCTCCCGGATCCGGGGAGGTAGCTCAGTTGGTAGAGCATTGGTCGCGGTATAAAGTCTGCACAAAGCCAAAGGTCGCTGGTTCGATCCCAGCCATCTCCACCACTTTGCATAACCTATGCAACGCTACCGGAATTAACTCCTGCCACTGGATGTAGCCGGGCCAGTACAGATAGGTAGGAATCACTCACACTGATATGAAATGGAAAAGTAGATCAAAGCCCTTTTGGGTTTTACCCTTTAAAAGTGCGCTGGGGGCCGGAGGGGTTATACAACATTTTATACTGAGGAATCCGGCCCTCTTTAAAACAAAAAGCCCGATACGAGAATATCGGGCAGTCAAAAAGAAAATTGAAATCAATATAAAATTATGGAAAAGTTTCTTCAAATAAAAGAAAAAGCAATCATCCTTTTAAAGCCAAAGGATCCATGTCGTGAGCAGTATGCACGAATCGTTCAAGCAAAGAGTGAGGAAGATATCCTGCAGGTTATTCAGGATAACCTTGGATGGGTATCTCAGAAGTTTGGTGTTGTAGCTCAGGAGTTTCTTCTGGAGTTTACACCAGAAATTCTTAACAAATATGGTATTGCTAATACAGGTGAAGGTAATACAGGTTTAGGGAACACCGGCGACAGGAACACCGGCGACAGGAACACCGGCTACAGTAACACCGGCTACAGTAACACCGGCGACAGTAACACCGGCGACAGGAACACCGGCTACAGTAACACCGGCTACAGTAACACCGGCGACAGTAACACCGGCGACAGGAACACCGGCGACAGGAACACCGGCTACAGGAACACCGGCGACAGTAACACCGGCTACAGTAACACCGGCGACTGGAACACCGGCTACAGTAACACCGGCGACAGTAACACCGGCGACAGTAACACCGGCGACAGTAACACCGGCGACTGGAACACCGGCTACAGGAACACCGGCTACAGTAACACCGGCGACAGGAACACCGGTGCTTTTTGCACTGGAGAGCCCTCTTTCCCCATGTTTAATAAGCCTTCGGATTGGACAGCCAGTAAATTCCAAGAAAGCAAGGCATATGGTCTTTTATGCCAGGTAGATACGAAACAGTGGGTACCATCTTCTCACATGACTGAAGAAGAAAAACAGAAGCATCCAAGCCATGCTACATGCGAAGGATACCTGAAAGACATTCCATTTAAGGAGGCGTTTCAAAACGCTTGGCATAATTGGAATCAGGATACCCGACAGGCTTTTATTGATCTTCCAAATTTCGATGCAGATATATTCTTTGAAATAACAGGGGTAAAAATATAAAATCCCGCTGTGATCAGCAGGCAGACTAAAAGCAAATTTTGGAATCGTTCAAATCAAATTAATAAGTACATACAACATGAAACTGATTCTTAAGAAACTGACGCTCCATAACTTCAAGGGCATTCTGGATATGTCTATTGACTTTGCCCAAAAGACAAAGATCTCCGGAGCAAATGAATCTGGAAAGTCTACCATCGTTTCTGCTTTCTACTGGTTGCTCACCGGTAAGGATGAATTTGATCGCAAAGACTATGAGATCAAGAACACTGAGAAAAAGGAGCTTAACCGTCAATCTCATGAAGTTGAAGGTGTGTTCTCTGTAGATGGCACCGAAGTAACCCTCAAGCGTGTGTACCTGGAAGACTGGCAGAGACCAAAAGGCCAGAGCAGAGAAGAATTCAAAGGGCATTATACTGATTTCTACTACAATGGTGTGAAATGTAAAACCTTGACTGAGTATCATCAAAAGGTTGAAGAGATCATCCCTGCCAACATTCTGAAAATGGTAACCAACCCTCTTTTCTTCAACACCTTACCCTGGCAGGATCAGCGCCGTGGTTTGCTGACACTGGCCGGTAATATCGGTAATGATGAAATCATCGGCTCAATCGCCAGTGCTGAAAATGATTTCTCTACTCTCCTGATGATTCTGAATTCTGGTAAGAGACTGGAAGACTACAAGAAAGAGCTGGCTGCAAAGAGACTGGAACTAAAAAGATCTGCTATCGAGTTCCCTGCTCGTATTGATGAAGCTATGCGCAATACACCAGAGGCTCACAACTGGCAGGAATTGCAGGCGGACATCGACGCTCGATCACTCAGAATTAAAGCTATTGAGGCTATACTTTCGGATTCATCTAAAGCGCTTGCAGAACGACAGAAGGGCATAACAGCCAAGAGTAATCAGGTATTTGCTAAAAAGCAGGCGATTGAGGAGATCCGCTCCAAAGTGCATTCTGATCTCGTTTCTCAACACGGCAAAGGCGCTCTGGAGATTACTGGACTTAAGAACCAAATATCAGCTGCTGAAAGGAATATCAAATTCCGTGAGGATGAAGTGTCCAGGAAAGAGCGTGACATTGAAAACTCGCAGAAGGAAATTGAGCAGCTGGATGTACAAATCAAAGTGAGAAAAGACGGCTGGGATGAATACAATTCAAAGACATTCTTTTTCGACGGATCCACCTGTATCTGCCCTACCTGTAAACAGTTGCTACCTGCAGATAATATTGCCAGAAATCGAGAAGACCTTCAGGCCAACTTCAACAATGAGGTGCTGGTTGGGAAGAAGAAGATGGTTGATGAGGCCAACTCTTTAAAGCAACGTCGTGCTGAACTGGTAAAAAGTCTGGAAGATGCTCGTAGCTGGATCGACGAGGTACTTGTCAACGTCAGAGATGAAAGGGGCAAGTTGTCTGCCATGCAGGAGCAGTTATCCCAGCTGGAAGAACAGGAGCGCCAGAAGGGTTCTTTCGACATCAATGCTGCTGTACAGGCGAAAATGGACCTCAATGGTGATGCCCTGAATCTGAAGGATGAGATCACTTCTTTGGAGGAAGAAATCAAAGCAGATACGGAGGCATTAGGTACTGCGCAGGATCTCACCTCTGAAAAAGAAGAGAAGGACCGTTTGCAAAAAGAGATCTTCGACCTGAGCGGAAAACTTGCCCTTAAGGATACCATTGCCAAGGCAAATGCAAGGGTTGCAGAACTCAAGAAGGACGAGCAAGCTACCGCACAGGAAATAGCCAATATTGAACGTCAGGAGTTCGAAGTAGAGGCTTATTCACGCGCAAAGATGGATATCCTTGAACAGCGTGTAAACGGGAAATTCAAGTTTGTATCCTTTCGTCTTTTCGATCGCCAGGTTAATGGAGGTGAAGCCGACACCTGCGTATGTGAATACAAAGGAGTTCCTTACCCTACCTTAAATACAGCAGCCAAGATGATGGCTGGACTCGATGTGATCGAAACATTCTCCCAGCACTACAATGTGTTTGCTCCGGTGTTCTGTGATAATCGCGAATCTGTAACCATCGTTCCTGAGATCGCATCTCAGACGATCTCCCTTTTTGTTTCACCCGCTGACTTGTCCATCAGGATCGAAGCAGCATAATACCCCGATACAATGGATTTAATAAAACAATCAAATCAGGCAGTTGCCTTCAATTATTTTGACAGCGAGCAGTTCGCAACAATGCAGCGTCTTTGTCAAATGTTCTCATCAGCTGATCTGGTTCCAGACAAATACCGTGCAAAGGACAAAGAGTCTGCACCGAAAGCTATTGCAAACTGCATGATAGCTTTGGAAACTGCGCAAAGGATTGGTGCAAGCCCTCTGATGGTAATGCAAAACCTCGACGTAATACAGGGAAAACCATCTTGGAGTTCAAAGTTTCTTATTTCAACCATCAACACCTGTGGGAAGTATGAACAGCTCAAATACAAATTTCAGAATCTTGGTAAGGTTGGGAAGGTTGATATCATAGAAACTAAATGGGTAAACGGAAGCAAAACTACGAACAAAGTCATCTTCGATGGTTCTGAGATTGACAATATTGAATGTGTTGCTTATACTACTCTGAAAGGATCTGATGAGCTGATTGAGAGCTCCGAAGTCACAATCAAAATGGCCATTCAGGAAGGATGGTACACAAAAGCTGGTTCCAAGTGGCCAATCATGACGAAGAAAATGCTACGCTATCGTGCCGCTTCTTTCTGGACAAATGAGCATGCCCCTGAGTTAAGCCTTGGAATGAGAACCGTAGAAGAGAATCAGGACATTGAGGACATTGACTATGAAGATCTTTCTGAAAAGGTAGCTACCAAGATTAAGGAGAACGCCAATAAGCAGGAATTAACAATGGATTCTCCTTCTGCTGCGACACCAACTCCAGAACCGCCCTCTTCCCAGCAGAACAAGACTAATGATCAACCACATGCAGAACAAAACCCTATTTGATGGAACTGATTGTATTAGGAAGCAACAGCGCCGGTAATGGTTATCTGCTCAGGGCTAACAATGGGGAAACGCTTCTGATAGAATGTGGTGTGCCTATAAAGCGGATTAAGCAGGCTTTAAAGTTCGATCTGAACAGGACATCCTGTATCGTTTCTCACTGCCACGGTGATCACGCATCTTCAGTAAAGGATGTGCTTAAAGCAGGTATTGCTGTCTGGTCGAATGCCCATTGTCTCAATACTATGGGAATAGACTCCCATTACCGGGCGAATAAACTGGTAGCAGGAATGAATTACTACATAGAGGGGTTTAGGGTAATGCCATTCGATGTAAATCACGATGTACCCTGCCATGGGTTTCTGATATCACACGCTGAATGCGGTCTGGTGCTATTCTTAACCGATACATATTACTGTGATTACAAATTCCCTGGCTTGAATAACATCATTGTAGAGTGTAATCACGATACAGATATTATTGAAACTAATGGTACCAAAAGGTTTCTTAAGGATCGTATCATTCAGTCTCACATGAACCTTGAAACCTGTAAGGATCTGCTGGCAGCAAATGATTTGAGTAAGGTTAACAATATCGTGCTTATTCACCTTTCTGATAGCAATAGCAATGAATTCAAGTTCCAAAAGGAGATATCTGATATGACTGGTAAAGCCGTTCACATTGCAGAAAGAGGGAAAGTTATTCCGTTCAATGTAAATCCTATCTGATGTCAGAACGTGTAGTGCATATCGAAAATGGGAAGATTGCCAATCCTGCAGTTATCAGAAAGCAATTTGGTGAGCTAAGAGACGGCATGTACCTGGTAAAGGTGTCACCACGTAAGGTGAGAAGCCTTTCTCAGAATGCTTATTACTGGGCGGTAGTCTGCGGGATGGTAAAGGATGGTCTCAGAGAGGCCGGATATGATGCAGTTATGACGGATGAAGACGCGCATGAGGTAATGAAATACCTGTTCTTGAGGAAAGAAATAGTGAACAAGAACACTGATGAACGCATCCCATCTGTGAGAAGTACTACAGAACTAACAACATTTGAATTTTCAGAATACATCGAGCAGATCATAAGCTGGGCTGCTCAATACTTAAACATTGTAATACCGTACCCAAATGAATACTAATATTTCAAACCCGATGATCGGTAAGACGATCACTATTCACGATAAATCTGGTAAACACCAACGAAAAATTACTGGCGAGTATTACCAGTATGGAAAGCGAATATACCAAACCGATGATCCTCAAACTAAGGAACTTGGTTCAGCCCTAGCTGATGTGTATGATCAGATGTTCAAGACACCTGGAGGCAAGGTGCTTAAGCGGTCAAAGGGTAATCCAATTATCGGCCGGCAGAGACGAGCATAAGATCATTCTATTATAAAACAATTCAAACAATGAGCAAGACAATCACTATCAAAAAAGCTGTGCTGACATCCGGGCACGGGCTATCTCTGGAAATGTCGGAGAGGCAAAAGGATGGCACCTACATCGACAGTAAAAGCGAGTACTCTGCTCCAGTTCACAGTGATTTAAAGCTGGCTTTCCGTCGAATGAATGTTCACCTAGGTTTATCATCTGAGCACCTGAAGCAGGACGAACTCAATGATGTTGACAGTCCTAGCGATGACATTGTAAACAAATACCCTGTTAACAGCATCACCTTTTTACCAGACGAATCAGGCGTCAAGATCAGTGGTTCAGTGGAACTAACAACGGAAAAGAAAATGCCTCTTTCTCCTCCTGCTATTAAGTGGAATGATGAAGATGGTTATGGATATGCCTCTGAGCTTGGTGAGATAACTACCCTTGTCATGTCAGAAATTGAGGCATACCTGGCGGGTAAGCATGCCCCTGATGCTCAACAGGAATTGCCATTTGATAATGGTAGCGAAGAGGATGCAGCATAATTAGGGCCTTCGGGCCCACTATCAGCTTAATAAAATGGAGCAGTCACCTACACATATCATAGTAGAAAAGAAGGAGTGGTTTGAAGTCAAATTTCCTTACAGGCGGATTATGGTTGACCTTATAAAGCATCATTTCCCTACCAGGCGATTCGACCCCGCCAGTAAAACCTTCAGGATTAAAAAAGACCATAGAAATGAGCTGGTGGCTTTTGCCCAAAAGCATAAGTTTCATTTTGTTGATACCGATACTCAGTTGCAGAACTGGAGAGATTTTCCCGCCTTACCTCAGCTGCAGGTAAATGAACTTGATTACATCAAACGTAAGCTATTCCCATTCCAGGGTGAAGGGGTTGCCTTTCAGCTGGATAAGAAAGGAGCAATGTGTGGTGATGATATGGGCCTTGGTAAAACGACCCAGTCAATAGCCACAGTGTCCATTGCGAATGCTTTTCCCTGCCTGGTAATATGCCCTTCTTCATTGAAGTTGAACTGGCAGGATGAGTGGGAGATAGTCGCAGGTAAAAGATCTGTTATTATGGATGATTCAATCAGGAGAACATGGGGAAATATCTGGAGCCAAATGGGTATCGGTGTATTCATCTGCAATTATGAGGGTCTGCGAAAGTACTTCATTGATTCTGTTGTCACTGACAAGAATGGAAATATAGAGAAGATCATCGTCAATGAACGTGCGATGATGTTTAAATCCATCATCATTGACGAGGCACATCGAATCAAGGACCATTCAACCCAGCAAAGCAAATACGCCGAAGCTATTGCCCAGCATCCGGAATACAAACTCCTTCTATCCGGAACCTTTGTGGTGAATGATCCTAAAGATTTGCTGGTGCCATTGAGAATTACGGGTGCACTGAAATCCGAGTTTGGTGGGCAAAAGAGCTTTTTGGATACGTTCTATCCTGGTGGGCGTGCACAGAATCTGCCTGAACTGGCTTACAGGCTACGTAAATCATGCTTCTACATGCGCATGAAGAAGGACGTGCTAAAGGATCTACCAGACAAAACAAGACAGCTTATCCACTGTGAGCTGTCTAACCGAAAAGAATATGAAAGGGCAGAGCGCAACTTCATACAGTTCCTTGAGGATTCAGGAAAGAGTTCTGAGCAGATAACCAACGCTATGAGGGCGGAAGCCCTGGTGCAAATCGGTGTGCTGAAAAAGTTATCGGCAAAAGGGAAGCTCGAAGTGCTGCTGGAATATGCTCAGGAGGTAATTGCTTCTGGGGAGAAAGTACTCATATTCTGTTGGCATATTGAGATGGTCTCATTGGTTGTTAAATCAATAAAGGGGGCTGTAAGGTTAACCGGTGAAGAATCTATTGAAGAGAGACAAGATAATAAGAATCGTTTTCAGAAGGATCCGAAAGTGCCTGCCTTAGTTCTCAACTTCCAGGCTGGCGCTGTCGGGCATACACTTACGGCAGCATCATATGTCCTATTCCTTGAATCTGGTTGGAACCCAATGCATCACGATCAGGCTATAGATAGGGCGTATCGAATAGGAGTAAAGCATAATGTACACGGCGTTTTCTTTGCCGGCAAAAATACCATTGACGATCATATCTACGCTCTAATTGAAAAGAAGAGAGAAATAGTACAGGCTATAAGCGCTGGAGGAGACGATGTTCAAACGAGTGTGCTGGATGATTTGATCAACATCTATAAAAAGTAAACCTATGGCAGACAATCACACTACTACACAGGAAGTCCTTCAAAAGAGATTTGATCGCCTTTTGGATCTTGTTCGCAAGACTAGAGGGCATCAGAAAGAGTACTTCAAATACCGTGGCTCCGCCGATTTAAAGAGGGCCAGACAATGGGAAAGTGCCCTGGACGCTTTCATTGATGAAGAGGTTAAGAGCCGTGAATCAAAACAAAAGGAATTATTCTAAATGGCAAGGCCGGCAAAAATAGGACTGGATTATTTCCCAATTGACATCGACCTGGATCAGGATGACAAGCTCGGTATGATCATAGGTGAATATGGATCAAAAGGTGAATTATTATGGATAAAGCTATTAGGGTGGATTTATAAGAATGAAGGATACTTTGCTGAGTGGAATGAAGAAGTACAACTGAAGTTCTTGAGACGTTACAATTACTGTGGTTTCTCCTTGAGTTTCGTTAATGAGGTTGTACCGAGGTTTATTAAATGGGGGCTGTTGGATCAGACCGTGTTTAATACGTTTCACATTCTCACTTCAGAGCGTATACAAAAGACTTGGCTGGATGCAACACGCAAGCGTAAGGATAGGGTGCTAAATGAAAATATCTGGCTTTTGGAAGTTAATGACGGTAATCCGGCGGAAGAAACTAAAAATAAGGCGGAAGTAATCAACAAATTAAATAAAAGAAAAGAAAAAGAAATAAAAGAAGAATTGATTGTGCCGGAAGAGGCTGCGCCTCCTCCGCCCGAACAAACTTCTTCTTCTCCAAAAGATAAACTTCAGGAAAAGCAGGGTAAGCTGGTAGAACGGCAGCAGAAGTTCTATCAGGAACTGACGGATTACCTGGAGCAATATAAACCGGAAATGCTGCGCGCTTTTTACAACCACTGGTCGGAGCCGAATAGGTCTAAAACTAAGATGAAATGTGAGTTGGAGGAGACCTGGGATCTGAAGCTAAGACTGATCAAGTGGGAAAAGAATGATGCAAAATTTAATAAAGGGAAAAACAATAGCAGTGATGGACAACAGGGATCTCAATCTACAGAAGAGTACCAAAGGAAGAGGAAAGAGTTGGAAGAACGTACCAGACGTTTATCGTCCGAATGACTTCATGGATGGTCACCTCCCTCCACAGGAAATTGAGATGGAAAGGGCTGTGCTAGGTGCGATCATGTTGGAGAAGGGCGCTTATGATATCGTGGCTGAAATCGTAAAGACGGATGTTTTTTACAACGACGCTCACCAGAAGATTTATACTGCTATGGGCCGGCTAGCAGAGAAGCTATCGCCGATCGATATCCTGACTGTTGTTGGCGAATTAAAAGCCATGGGTGAGCTGGAGAATGTGGGTAATGCATACTACGTCACCACTCTTACAAACAACGTCGTATCATCTGCGAATGTAGAAGCGCATGCGAGGATCATCCTGCAAAAGTACATGAGCAGGGAGTTGATTCGGATCGCTGCCGTGGCGATGACTGAATCATACAAGCAGGAGCAGGATGTGTTTGACCTGATGGATACAGTTGGAACGGAGTTTTTCAATCTGTCTGCCGGGCACCTGAAAAGAGATTTCAAACCTATATCAGCTGCCTATTCGAAGGAGATAGATGAACTGCAGGTTCGTACTACACAAAAACTGGATGTAACCGGTGTACATACCGGATTCAGATCCCTGGATGTGCTCACAGCCGGATGGCAGAATACGGACTTCATCATCATTGCGGCCAGGCCGTCAGTAGGTAAGACAGCATTTGCGCTGAATCTCGCCCGAAATGCAGCTTATCATCCCGTGAAGCCGGTGAAAGCCGGCGTGTTTAGCCTGGAAATGTCTACGGGCCAGGTTACACAGAGGCTTATGTCTGCCAGTTGTGAGGTACCACTTGATGCTATCCGACGCGGTAAGATGGAATCATGGCAACTTGAAACTCTTCGCAATCAGTGGAATGAAAAGCTGCTCAATCAAAACATCTTCATTGATGACACACCAGGTTTGTCAATACTGGAACTGCGATCAAAAGCGAGGAAGATGGTAAACAAGCACGGTGTTGGGTTTATCATCATTGATTACCTGCAGCTGATGACAGCAGGAGCCGATGGGAAGAATGGTAACCGAGAGCAGGAGATAAGCAAGATTTCTCGGCAGATAAAAGCACTGGCAAAAGAGATCGGAATACCCATCATAGCCCTGTCTCAGCTATCCAGAGATGTTGAAAAGAGATCTGGAAGTGTACCCATGCTATCTGATCTAAGGGAATCTGGTGCGATCGAGCAAGACGCTGATATGGTTATGTTCCTTTATCGTGATGACTATCAGAAGAACGAGAAGGAGGTAGATGATACTGTGAAAGGGAATACTTATCTGAAGATTGCAAAGCACAGGAATGGTAAACTGGAGACCCTGGCACTTAAGGCAAGGCTTGATGTACAGATATTCGAAGAACCTTTCTTTCTGGATAAAGCCGATGAAAACTACGCGGGCAAACTGATACCTATTACCCAGGCCAATGCAAAATTTGATCAATCTAACCTGCCATTCTGATGAGAAAGACCAGTATTCCATTAGACCAGCTGAAGAAAAGCGCCTGCGCAAACATCAACGAGGATGTGATCAGGGATCTGGAACAGCCGGCTAAGAAAAGGAAGAAGGGAAGCATTCAGTTACCTGGTCAAATGTGTCCACAAGCACAATGGATGTGGGGGCAGCTGGTAGCATGGTCATTGTCATCCGGAATACCTGTTGTAAAGGAACATTATTTCCACCCGGTGAGGAAATGGCGGTTCGACTTCGCACTACCAGATAAGAAGGTCGCCATTGAATACGAGGGTTTGATGAGCGAAAAGTCAGGCCATACTACTCTATCAGGATACACCAAGGATACAGAAAAGTACAATGCAGCGCAGGAACTCGGGTGGAAGGTGATCAGGTTCACCGTCAAGAATTACAAGACAGTTATTAGCGAACTGGAAAAACAATTATGAGAAAGATATATTTCATAGACCTTTTTTGCGGTGCAGGGGGAGTAACATCAGGCATCCATAGAGCACGGTATAGTGGTGAGCAATTTGCTCATGTTATTGCCTGCGTGAACCATGACCCGCTGGCAATAGCTTCTCACGAAGCTAACCATCCTGATTGTATTCATTACATTGAGAAAATACAGGCCCTTGATCTGACTGAACTCAAGGTTATAATTAAACGGCTGCGTAGACAAGACCCAAACTGCCTAATATTTGTATGGGCCTCTATTGAATGCACCAATTTCTCAAAAGCTAAAGGAGGAATGCCTCGTGATGCTGATAGTCGTACCCTAGCAGAACACCTATTCCGCTATGAGGAAGAACTATATCTGGATGGCTGGTATCTGGAGAACGTGGAGGAGTTCATGGCGTGGGGCCCCCTTGATAAAAACGGAAAACCTATATCCAAACGCAATGGGGAGGATTATATCAAGTGGGTAAACCATATGCAGTCCTATGGGTACAATTTCGACTACCGAATTCTTAACGCTGCAGACTTTGGGGCCTATACCTCCCGCAGAAGATACTTTGCCCAATTCATGCGACCAGGGTTACCTATTACATGGCCAGAAGCTACACACAGCAAGAAGCAGGCATCAAATGGTATGTTTGGACATATGGCTAAATGGAAAGCAGTAAAGGATGTACTGGATCTATCAGATGAAGGGAAAAGTATTTTCTCACGTCAGAAACCTCTTTCTGAAAAGACGCTGGAAAGAATATATGCAGGACTGGTTAAGTATGTTGCCAAGGGAGAGCCCTCTTTTATCGCTAAATATTTCAGCGGTGACCCTCATAGCAAGGTTATTCCCCTGACTGATCCTGTTGGTTCAATTACCTGTATTGATCACCATTCACTTGTGAATGCCTCATTTATTGCAAAGTATTACAGCAGCGGAGGCCAATTGAACAGCATTGAAGAACCTGCGTCAACTCTGCCAACCAAAGACAGGCTATCAATGGTGCAGGCGGTATGGCTGGATAAAAATTATTCAGGGAAGCATAACCACCAGTCTATTAATCAGCCAGCCGGCACAATTGTCACTAACGATAAACACGCCCTTGTTTCTGCTCAGCGAGCTTTCCTTATGGGTACAAACTTTAGTAACAAGCCTACCAGCCTGGATGCACCAGCTCCAACTATTACAGCAAATAGAAAGTGGTCTTACCTCGTAAACCCGTCATGGGGAGGGTATGCTACCTCTACGGAACAGCCATCACCTGTGATAGTTGCAAGAAGCGATAAGGCACCTATATACCTGGTACAGGCAGAAAACGGCCAGTTGGGTATTGAAATCTTTGAAACTGATTCTCCATGCCTTATTAAAATCAAAGAGTTCATGGCCAGCCACGGTATTGTTGATATCAAAATGAGGATGCTGAAGATTCCAGAATTGCTCCGTATTCAGGGGTTTGGTGATGATTACCTACTAAAAGGATCCCAGGCAGATCAGAAAAAGTTCATCGGTAATGCGGTCGAGGTAAACCAGGCAAGGGTGATCATAGAAGCCAGTTACGCTGGTATTATTGGAATGGCAGAACGTAAAACAGCCTAAAAGGATTGAACATGATTGAGTATAACGAATTCCTTAAAAGGAAGGTACGGTTAGCTGGTAGCAATGGATTTGATGTCAGTATTGATGAGATCAGCCAAAAATTGAAACCTCATAACCGGTTAATGGTGAAGTGGAATGTCGAGGGCGGACGTCGAGCCAACTTCGCTTCATTTGGATTACATAAAACCGTAACCCAGCTGGAGACCATTCGTATCATTCTTACCAGAACCGGTGGCCGTGGGTTAATCATTGCTCCACTCGGTGTACGGCAGGAGTTTATAAATGATGCAAGGTACATTCTCGGCTGGCAGGTGCTCCCAAAGTTCATCAGGTCTATCAACGAATGCGAAGAAACCGGGATATACATAACCAACTACGAGACGGTTAGAGATGGGAAGCTAGACCCCCGGTTATTCCAGGTGGCTTCTCTTGATGAAGCAAGCGTACTGCGAGGATTCGGAGGTAGTAAAACATTCAGAGAATTTATGCGGCTGTTTACCGGCGACGGTGGTCCACTCGGAAATCGTAGAGGTGGTGAATGTGTGCCATATCGTTTCGTTGCAACTGCTACACCATCACCAAATGACTATATAGAACTTCTTGCTTATGCTGATTTTCTCGGTATAATGGATATCAGCCAGGCCAAAACAAGATTTTTTAAGCGTGATAGCACCAAGGCAGATAAGCTCACCTTGCATGCACATAAAGAAAAAGAGTTCTGGCTATGGGTTGCCAGCTGGGGCCTGTTTGTTCAAAAACCATCTGATATCACTGGTGACGCTGCAGATGATCATGGTTACATCCTTCCGGAACTCGATTTAAGATGGCACGAGTTACCAACGGATCATACATCTGCAGGTAGCGAAAAGAGTGGGCAGGGAAGATTGTTTAAAGATGTCGCATTGGGGTTGACTGGAGCAGCAAAAGAAAAACGAGATAGCCTTTCCGATCGCATATCCAAATTAATGGAATTGCGTGCCGAGGATCCGGCTGCTCACAGAATTATCTGGCATGATCTGGAAAGCGAAAGGCTGGCCATTGAAAAAGCCGTTCCTTCCTGCCAGGCTGTTTATGGCTCCCAAAAGCTGGAGGTGAGAGAAGATACTGTATCTGCCTTTGCATATGGACAGATTCAGGAGCTGGCAGCTAAACCGTGCATGATTGGATCTGGTACCAATCTCCAAAGACACTGCCACTGGGCAATATACCTGGGCATCGGATTTAAATTTAATGACTTTATTCAATCCATTCATCGCCTGTTACGATTTCTGCAACAGCATCAGGTACGTATTGACCTTATCTATACTGAGGCAGAGCGCGAAGTCAGAAAGATTCTTGAAACGAAATGGCAAAATCATAATAAACAAGTTCGAGTAATGACAGACATAATTAAAGAATTTGGGCTATCACAATCAGCCATGGCGAATCTGCTTACTAGAAAGATCGGCGTTGAAAGGATTGAGGTGAAGGGCAGCCGATATCGTATTGTGAACAACGATTGTGTTTTGGAAGCGCGTAAACTGGAATCAAATAGTGTAGGGCTGGTACTGACCAGTATCCCGTTCGCAACTCAATACGAGTATTCACCGAATTATTCAGATTTCGGTCATAGTGAAAATAATGAGGAATTCTTTGAGCAGATGGATTACCTCACACCGGAGCTTTACCGTGCACTTATCCCCGGGAGAATAGCGGCCATTCACGTAAAGGACAGGATTGTTCCGATCGGTATGACAGGCCTGGGAACTCAAACTTCATATCCTTTCCATTGTCATACTATAATGCACTTCCAAAAGCATGGTTTTGCCTATATGGGAATGAAGACGATAGTAACTGATGTAGTGCGTGAGAATAATCAAACCTACCGCCTCGGGTGGTCTGAACAATGTAAAGATGGTAGCAAAATGGGTGTGGGAATGCCAGAGTATCTGCTCCTGTTTAGAAAACCTCCTACCGACACCTCAAACAGTTATTCAGACATCCCGGTAGTAAAGCAAAAGAAGGAGTACTCTTTATCAAAATGGCAGGTAGATGCTCATGGCTATGCTCGGTCATCCGGTGATAGGCTGCTCACTCCAAATGAGATTGCTGGTTTGGAGCACGATAAAATTTTCAAAGTGTTCAAAGACTATTCCTTAAATCATGTTTACGATTTCGACTATCATGTTTCAATCGGTGATTCTCTCGAAGCCACTGGGAAGCTGCCGACCACTTTCATGCTCTTACAGCCCCAAAGCTGGTCAGATGATGTCTGGACTGATATTACACGTATGAGAACGCTTAATAGCTCTCAGTATAGTAAGGGGAAGGAGATGCATCTTTGTCCGTTGCAGATAGATCTGGGTAAGCGTGTGATTAATCAGCTTTCCAATAAAGGAGATATCGTTCTGGATCCCTTCGGCGGGATAATGACGGTGCCGTCGTTAGCTGTTGAACTGGAAAGGTTTGGGGTTGCATTTGAGCTCAATCATAACTACTTCATTGATGGCGCTGCATACTGTAAAGCTGCTGAAGAAAGCGTAAAAATGCCAACCCTATTTGACCTTTAAAAATATTTAAACATCTAATATAACAAATTATGACAACAGAAAAATTTGAACAGTGGTGCATCGTAGAACTTATGGGGCACCAGAAAATTGCCGGTAAATGCTCAGAACAGAATATCGCTGGCTCTAACATGCTGCGTGTTGATGTGCCTACCACGGAAAAACAACCGGGATTCACCAGGTTCTATTCTTCATCTGCTGTATATGCAATTCACCCGGTTGACGAGCAAACAGCCACTTTAATGGCAGGAAGGTTACAGCAGGCACCAATTACCATTTGGGATATGCAGGAGCTGATGAGAAGCAAGTCTCCCGAATTGGCGCCCGGCTCAGTTGAGATTGATGATGAGGACGATGATGACTTGCCCTATTAATTTTAGCTCTCACTATTCAATCTATTTAAAATGACACTACAAGACAAATGCTGCACCGTAGAACAAGGGAAGCGACTGGCGGAACTAGGGGTTCCTACGGAAGGAGTCACCTTCTGGCACATGCCGGCAAAGTCTGGAACGCACGGTGAATGGATCCGGTTCGGTTGGCATGGCGATGCGATCGCACCAGCTTTCGATGTGGCTGAATTGGGGCAACTACTTCCATCAATGTTACCATTACCTGCACATGCCCACGGTTCGTTTTTATTCCTTGAACACATAGGGCCATGTGAAGACCAGCCAGCATACTTTTCAGAATATGTGGAAATCGATGAGTACTATGGTCGTGGAGGGGCTTGTTATGCTTGCGATGGAGAAACTGAAGCGCAAGCCCGTGCAACATTGCTCATTTACCTGTTAGAAAACAATATCATCACCTTTAAACCGGATACCGTAACGTTAGCGGAATGATTTGAAGCAAATTATTTTCAATGTATTGTGTATTGTCAGCGGATCCCTATTTATTGGGGGCGTTAAATTCAATCTCAATCCCATCTCCATTAGATTGGAAAAGCCATTTATGGCATTGGGATTTGTATTGTTTGCAATTGGCCTCCTACTTATGGCATATAGCGAATTCAATCAGGGCAGAAGTCAGGGGCAGCAGGATGTATTTGATGCGCTTGAAGAAAAGCGTGTATCGCTCAAAACACCCCCGTCCTCTACTTCATCCGATTCAGATGCTTTTATTTCTGCAGTAATTCAAGAAATAGAAAGGCCTGGAATTATTGGCAATGCAGAAACAGAACCGACCCTCAAGGAGCGGATCAATTACCTGTTTGAAAATGGATTATTGACAATCAAAAGCCCAGTAAAGGAGGACAAATCAAATGCATAACGAAACACGCGAAGCAGCCTGGAAGTATGCCAGGTGCAAAAATCACGATGACCGGCAGGGAGAGGACCGGTCTATTAGGGATTTCGAGGCCGGTGCCGCCTGGGCAACTCGTAATCTCCGGAGGATCCCGGTAACGGAGAAATTACCTGAACGTCAACAGGCTTGTCTCTTTGTGGTCGATGTAAAGAATAGCCATGATAACGGGCGGATATTAGGAGGGATATACACAGGTAATCCCGACGACTTCACCAAGTATGAATTTGCAACACCTGGTGTTACTTATACAGCCTCCCACTGGTGCCCGTACCCTGAACAACTTTTAAAATCAATACCATGATCGCATACGAACAGATAAAGTTGATTGCTACCGGTTTTTTAGATTACTACACCGTTATGCAATGCGTAACAAGTCCTCAGGAAACTTTCGACGAATGGGCATCCAGACAAGGGAAAGATTTGATGGACGGTTTACAAATGCTTATCCCGCAGAATTGGAGAACATGCCAATGTGACGGGTGTAAAAATTATCGTGCAGAGAAGTTACGCGCCATAGCACCAATGCCTAATGTTGAACAGCCTTTAAACACATCGCCAGTCAGCCCGGATAAACAAATTGACAGGTCTACAGACCGCCACGAAGCGCTCGTAAGGGAGATAGCGAAGGAGATGTCGGCTGAAAGGAATAAGCAACTTTGGGGTGGTCTTTCTGATGCAAATAAAAAGGCGGCCATATCTTATCACACACCGGCTGCACGCATAGCGGTTAAGCGGATGGCGGATTCTTACATAGAAGGTTACATGTCAAACTGCGATGATGACGAGCAGGAAGGAATAGACCTTTGGATGAACAATGCAAAGGCAGAATGTGAAGAACGCGGATTGATACCGGGGAAGGAGGGCGGACAAGATGAAAAAGCATAAGTGGCAAAACGTATTTGGTAACTATGATAAATGCATTCATTGCAAATGTATTAGAGAGGTGTGGCAGAGTGCATTTGTATACTATCGCCAATCAAGTGATATAAAATATCCCCGCATGCAGACGGAGCCTGAATGCATCGAAAGGCCGGAGCAGGAGGCCGGGAAAGATGAGAGATGAGGGATATTACTGGGTCAAACCAAAACCAAACTCAAAATGGCAGGTAGGGCTTTATACGGTATATGGTATTTGGTGCTTGCAGCATGGTGAAGCTGCATTTAAAGATTCAGAACTGTTTATAATTCACGAAAGTAGAATACCTGAACCAGATAAGGAGGTAGGTGATGATGAGATATGATATATTAACTCTTATAGCTGCCATTGCGGCAAGTAATTGGGCGTGTGCTTGTTATTTTAAACTAAGAGAAATTAGCAAAAAGCTGGACAAGGAGGCCAGAGACAATGAAAATAAACAGAACAGGTGTTACTAGAATAGTTTTCGTTTGCAGTAGAGTAGTGGTTAAGATACCAAACTTCACTTACTCATGGCAAAATTTTTTGTCTGGTATCCTTGCTAATATCCGGGAAGGCCAAGCATGGAAATTTAACTCTGGCAAATATGAAAATTTTGATCAAAGCAAGTGGTTGTGTCCAGTTTATTGGGTGAGTTGGGGAGGATGGGTTTTGGTTATGAAGAAAGTTGATAGGGTGTTGACTGCTGATGAATCAGAGCTTTCATACGGTCATGAATGTATACCATTTTTCGGGGGGGATGATAAGCCACAAAATTATGGATGGCTGGATGGCCGGGTCGTTAAGATAGATTATGGAGGGGTAAATGTATAGTGATAATTTTAAACCACACCGGCTCTGGTTACCGGTACAATATGGAAAAAGAAAAGGAATACTTTGAATGTCCTGAATGCGGCAAGGAAACATTGGTGAGTGTCAAATATTCAGCTACTCCGAGTGGTGTTATTGAAACATACCAGTGCGAGAATGAGGAGTGCGGTCATTCATACAGCGTGTCCGCTTAATAGATTATTAATTTTGCACATTCTACAATTAGCCGGCCGGCTCAAACTTCGTTAACCATCTCTCCCATATATTCTGCATCAAACATCCTCCTGAGGTTTTTGCCTCAGCAGCATAACTATTATTCTATAACTCAAATGATATTTTAAATGCGTACAGATATTACTACGGTTGAAGCAAAGCAACGGCCAATCCTTTTTTCTACCGAGATGGTGCAGGCGATACTGGCTGATAGGAAGACAATGACCAGGAGGGTAATTAAGGCAGAGCTGGACAGCCGTGGACTAAGGTGGGCGAATCCAAAAACCGGCTGGGAGGACTGGCATGGCAATCCGGTAAGATGCCCTTACGGCCAGGTTGGCGATATTCTGTGGGTAAGAGAAACTTGGTGTAAAGCGTGCCTATGGGATGGAGATGGTGAAATGCCTGAATGCAGATATTGGTATAAAGCAGATGATGATTGGAAACAGCATGATTGGCATGATGATAAAAATGATGAAGTAACCTCAGCTCCTAAATGGAAACCATCTATCCACATGCCCAAGGAGGCAGCCCGCCTTTTCCTCCAAATCACCGACATCAGGGTAGAGCGCCTGCAGGATATCAGCGACGTCGATGCAATGTTAGAAGGAATTGAGAGTATGACGGTTGCTGAAGATGGTGAATTAGTTGTGAAATTTAAGGACTACCTAAGTAAAAGTGGTTGGTATTATGACTCAAGAGAAAGTTTTAAAACTCTTTGGATGCTAATCAACGGGTTTGACAACTGGAATGCCAATCCCTGGGTTTGGGTGGTATCATTTGAAAGAATCTCTAAACCTCAATAACCATGGAAGAAAGTCATTATAGAAAGTATTACCTGAGCGATCACAGTGGCCGAGCAATCGCAGCAGATCTAACAAAAAATCTTCGGCCCATGAAAGAAATGACCGAGGAAGAGGCTATCGAGGTTGCCAGGTTGATCGCCAGCCCTACAACCTTTGATAACGTTCGGGTAGAAAGATTCGGGAATGACCTAGTAGTTCGTTGGGGGCATGAAGGCCATTATTGCAATGCTACCGGTGAGCTTTTTTTCACTCCAGCTCAATTCCATTACCTGTGCCAACAAAAATTTGATCTATTCGGAATAAACAAATAAGTGAAGATGAAACCTGAAGAAAAAATTATTACAAAGGCTATATCCATGTGCTTTAAACCATTTTTAAAGCCAGAAGAGGCCTATATCTATACCAATTTAGAGCGTACTCAATTCCTGAAGAATTGTGATTCATTTGGGATTTACAAAAACAATTCAGGATACTACAATAGAGAGGAACTTGATAAAATGATGTCAGGGGCTGTTAGTTCCATCACGGAAAAGGTTCGGAACATGAAGATATAAAAAAAGGAATAATACCATTTATTTAGGCTAATAAATGGCGAACAAACAGCTTAAATATATGATTATCAATAAGTAAAAATTCCTGTTCTGGGCACAAAAAAAGAAAGGTCGGAGAATTCTCCGACCTTTCTTTTTTCTTCTTCTGAGCCCGCTACGGGCCTACGTATCAACTCTAATATTACATTCGGTTCCGTGGATCAAAGTTTGTTTTCTGGGAAAATCAGTTTTTCCGGGAGCATTGAACCAATGATTAACAGGTCAGTCTTTATTTCCTTAAATTCATCTGCTGTAAATTCATCGTCTAGTCTCATAGACCGGGCGTTTTGTATTCTTTGATAGAACTTATCAATTTCAGTCTGTATTTCCTTCAATTCTTTCTGTTGTGCCTTATTATCTCTCTGTAAAGAAGTCTGTTTCAATTGACAAGGTGTAAACCTCTAGCCGGACGAGACACCTATTACGTTCATAAACATAATAGGGATCCAT